TGTTATCAATATCTGATAAAGCATATTTGTGGTACTGCATCAAGGCAAAATTCATTTTATAATGATTCACCAAGCTGTCATGACAAAGGTTTATTAAAAAAAACTTTGCATTCCCTCCAAGTGGACGGTATGCGCTTTATTACAAACAGGACAATTATAATTAATAGTGTGGGACAGCTTTGGCATTGTATCAAAGAAACTTTGTATTTTACTGAACTGTTCAGAAGTCAGATTGTTAATAAAATCCATTAACTCAGTTTCAGTTTGATCTTTTGAATAATACACTTGGTCAGAGTCATAAATGTAATCAATTGAAGACGCTACTAATTTAAATGTATCCTCAGCTGTTACTCCACCCTGCAGCTTTTTGATATCATCAATATTTGGGTATCTCATAACAACACCTACTGTTCCAAACAACTCTATTTTATTAGTGTGTCCTTCTTTTTCTTCAACATTCAATTGCGATAGATCTATTGTATGTTGAATCTTAGATTTTGCGTTATCTTCTCCGTGATCTACATCACAGGATAAAACAATATCAACAGTTTCACCGACAGACTTAGATCTTAGCTGTGTGAAGATATATTCAATATCAAACATTGCTAATTTATTAACATCAATAGTTTCTGTAATACAAGATTTAATAACTTCTTTTAAAGTATCAATCATAACTCTAGGATCATCACTTTGCTGTGCCACTAAAAGTGCTTTTTGATCTTTAACTAAAAATGGTCTATATGTAACAGACTTTTTAGTTGACGGAACCACCAAGTTATAAATTGGTGTACTATTCTTTGGCAATGCCATAATTATTCTCCTTTAGACATATTCTTAATTAACTTATTCAACTCAGCAGTGCTACCTGTAAAGATAACATTGTTATTCGTCACTTCTTTTCGTGAACCTTCTTTTGGTCCATCTAACTTTTGTTTCTGTTGGTGTAGATCCAATAACTGTTGGTTAATATCAGCCAACTGTTTCATCAAATTACCAACAACTTCAAATGCTCTTGGATGCTCAGACTGCATAGCCACATCGAGTGACTTCTGTAGTGCTTCCTGCCCTTGCTGTAATAAAACACGAAGATTGTTACGAGTTGTATCATAATCTGCTTCAATTTTATTTGTAGAGTCGTTAATAACTTCTCCAGTTTTTGTTATCACCTCAGTGTTGCCCATTGGTTGTATCCCAAACTCAGTAGATAACGAATTATCAATCTTCATAATTTACCTCAATTTTGTATTTATTAGAATCTCAAAAGTCCTGGAAGTTTTGTAATACCATAAGTTATAGCTGAACCAGTTAAATAGTCTCCCGCTCTTTGTAGGAACGATTTATTAACTGTTTGTTGATAACCAGTAAAATCTTTATTAGCTCTTTCTATATCTTCAGATGAAACCTGTTCATATGTGTATAACACTTGTTGCGCATATGTTTCATGCCACTTAAATTGCATTGTAACAGTCAATTTCATAACATCTTTATTATTATGGTCTAATTGAATAGACCCAACTGTTTTTGGATAACATTCGTGAAGAATCATATCATATCTACTATTGTCTTGTAGATCTTGTACTTGAATAGTCATATCACATACATAGTTATCATAATAATTAAAATTTCTTGTAATAGGATCTTGAATCTGATTTGTCCATCTATCAAATAGTTGTTTAACTTTTAAATCACCATCAACATAAAAAGTTAAGCTACACGGATCATATAATTTTTCGTAAGGGACTTCTCTAAATTCACCATATGTTCTATTTTGTACTGTAGAGAAATTGGTTCCAGGAAGCTGAACACTATCGCAAAATAACAGAACATGTTTTAAGTTTTCTGGAAGGATACTAACAGGTGGAGTTAATAAGACGGCAAATCTATTCTGCCTCATCATACCAGATCCCCTTACCTGAGCAATAAATTCATTAATTGCTTTAGGTTTAGAGTCTTGCCTTGGAGTGTCTGCTGGTAGTAATGGCATTCTTAGCTCTTTCTAATTATCTTTCTGGAGTCTGCCCAGATTTCTTGTTTGGAAGCACCAACAAATCTCTCAACTGGAAGTAACATAGCAGTTGCCCAGTCAGAAGAAGTTACTTGTCTAAACTGAGATCTAACATGTCCAGAGAGATACTGTTTTATACATGGTTGCGCTGCTTTATATTTTGAAACACCATCAATCAATGCCCAAGAATACTTAATTCTAGTAGTCTCATCAAATCTTTGATTGTTTGCAAATACTAACAGATTATCTAACAACTGTATTCTTAGCTGATATGGAAGATAGTGCATATTCAATCCGATAAACCCATCTGGGGTTTTTCTAAATGGAAACACTAGTGGAAACCTGTCATAATACGGTAAATCTGCCTTAGTCTTAGGATCATAAAGAAACATATACAGGTGTCCAGGTAACACTCTAGTTGCTAGCTGATCTGGATTACCAGCAAGCACCCTCGGAGGGGTGATTTGCTGCTTGGTCATTAATAAGACCTGTTGCTCAAACCACGAACGACTCTTCTTAACAGAAGTCTTTAAATCGTACTGGTTTCTCTCGAATACATCGAGTAATGTTTGTTTAGCCATAAGATTATTTAGGTGATATACCCAACTCGTGTTCAGTTATTATCTTAAACTCCCACCCTCTATCTTTAGCATAAATATTAGCAGCTTCCCATTTAGCTTGGTTTTTCATATACGCATAGGATTCTGTGAGATATCTTTTGGTTCTTTTCCCTGGATACACTGGTGCAATTGTTTGATATTTTGGCTTAACTTCTACTAGGTAAGTTTTTCCTGTATTAATAGTTATCTTAAAATCAACAAAATAGCGATGAATAAGGTTATCGGTCGGGCAACGATATGGGATTATAGTTTCCTCTGAACTCCAGTTAATTATATTGGAGTTCTTATCGCACCAGTTAGCAAACATGGTTTCCCACGAACTTCTCATTATAATGTTCGTTGGGTCGCCTTTATACTTTTCTGGAAAAACTGGGGTAAACTTTCTTTTATGAAACATGCCTAAATAATATAAGTATTAACCAACTATTTAGTCCTAGGAAAAAAAACATGGCATTTGACCCAGACGCAAGTTTAGCCAGCATTACTGATTCTGGACCTCAGTCTATACCACTAAAAGGTGGTATAAAGTACGGAAGTCGTGGAAAAAATCCATCAGAGTTTTCTAATAAGTACAATACTGAGCAATTTTCTTACCCAGACGATTTGCTATCGCCAACAGGAATATATGGTGGTAACTATGTAGTATTTTACATCAATGTTCAAGTAGACTCTAAACTTGGTAAACAAGATAATGAAGATCTATTTGTTAAAGAGATTACTCCAAGAGATCGTGGAGATTTGATTGCCACAGATGTATCAACCACAGAACTATTCGCAGCCAACGCAGGATTAAATGTTGGTGGTGCGCTATTAGGTAAAGCCCTAGGAGCAGGTGGTGTTTCAGGTGGTGTAGCTGCACTATCTACAGTCGGTGCTGCAGCAACAGCTAACTATGCAGCCACTGCTTCACGAGCACAGAAAAGATTAAAGACTGCCATCGCATTACATATTCCAAACCAGCTTCAAATTCGCTATGGAATGCAGTGGAGTGAAGAAGACACTTTAGCGATGGCAATGGCAACTTCTGGTATTGAAGAGATTTTAAAAGCAACAAGCAGTGGTGGTAAGATTAAAGATTTAGCTGATCCAGCACAGGCTATGGTAACTAACTTGATGTTATCAAAAGGACCAAATTCTGCCGCAAACTCTGCAGCTACAGGCTTAGCTGCAAACCCAAAGAAAGAACAAGTATTTAAAGGTGTAGATTTTAGAACATTCCAGTTCGAATACCAGTTCTTTCCTAGAAGTTCTGGCGAAGCAGAAAATGTATTAAGAATTATTCAACAATTTAAATACCACATGCATCCTGAATTTAAAGATGCAAATAATTTTGTTTACATATATCCATCTGAATTTGATATCTTCTATTATCAGGGTGGATTAGAAAATACACATATACATCGCCACACATCATGTGTATTGACTGAGATGAGTATCAACTATACTCCAAATGGTAATTTTACTACATTCGATAACGGCATGCCCACACAGATTAATGTTCAGATGTCATTCCGTGAGTTGGCTCTATTAACCAAAGATAAGATTGAGGATGGTCTATAATGTACTTTAAAGAATTTCCAGTATTCTTATACGATTTTAAATATGGTGATTTTAAAACTAAAACTCACATAGTTAAAGATATAACTAGGAATGTTCGTTTCAGAAAAGAAGTATTAGATAACATTGCAGTCTTTGACGAATATGATATTATGGATGGAGATACTCCAGAAATTGTAGCAGAACGAGTTTATGGAGACCCAGAATATCATTGGATTTTAATGTTGGCAAATCAGAGATATGATTATCTAAGCGATTGGCCACTAACAGATAATAATTGTATTAGTGCAGCTAAGGCTATATTCAATCCTACAATTACTGCAACAAGTTGGGTATATTCTAGCGGAAAGATTACTGTTACTGCTCCACTACATGGAATATTAGTTAGCCCTACTACTACAGTTACTGTTACTGGTGGTGCATTATCTCTAACAACAACTGGTTCGACTGTAACAGTTCCTAATGGAACATTTACTGTAACTGAAGTAACAGAAAATACATTTAAATTTGCTATATCTTATGTACCAATAGTAACATCTGGAACAACCCTAACAATAGAAACAACTAATAGAGAAAACTATATTCATCATTATGAGAATGCTGCAGGTTTTGTAGTTAACTCAGGTACAGCTGGCGCAGTTTCTGTGACTAACTTAATTTGGTTTCAAAATAATAATGAAGCGAAACGCAGAATAAAATTAATATCTCCACGAATTATAAACATCATTTTGAATGACTATAAAGATCTATTGTAATGAAACCTAGTTCAGTACTGCGATTTGCTGGCGATGTCAGCATCGATAAAGTTAGAATAATTACCCCAAAGGGTTTTTATCAAGATGTTGGCGCACAAGTTATTAATGTGCAATACTATGAGGATTTATTTTCGCCATTTATTACTGGCAGTTTAATTCTTAAAGACTCAATTGACTTAGTTAATCTTTTCCCATTTATTGGTGAAGAATTTCTTGAACTAGAAATTAGTACTCCCACTTTAAAAGAAAATAACATTAAAGGTAAATATTATATTTACAAAATGACCAGTAGAGAGATGACTGGTGATAAATCAGTAGTATATCAATTACATTTTATTTCTGTAGAAGCAGTAGTAGATTTAAATAAGAAACTTAGCAAAGTATTTGGTGACCAGATATCTAAACTGATCAAACCATTCTTAACAGATAAAACATATGGTTTAGAAACTACTAAGAAGGTCTATGTAGAAGAAACTTCTAATAATACAAAATACATTTCAAATTACTGGAGTCCAGTTGAGAATATTCAGTATCTAGCTGCCCAAGCTGTTAATAAAAATGGCTCACCCAGCTATATCTTTTTTGAGAACAGAGATGGATTCTATTTTATGACTTTAGAAACTCTTTATGCAAATGCAACATTTGCGTCATTTGTATATGACAAATATACTCGTGATGATCGTCCAGGTGGTGGAAGTGTTAGAAATACCACAGAAGACTTTAAAAGAATTCTTGAGATTAGCATTCCAGTAGCGTTCGATTATATGGATCGTATTAGAACTGGAATGCTATCTTCTAGACAAGTATCATATGATGTAGTTAAGAAAACATATTCTGCAAAAAATTATAATATGTTTCAAAAATTTGATAAACAGAAACACCTTAATAAATATGCAATAAATTCAGATCGTGCAATTTTTAGGGCTAACTCAAGGATTATAAATTTTCCAAAAGATTATGGAAATTTTAATGGTTTTGAAGATGTGACAAATGCAAAGACTAATCAGGAAAGAATATCTTTATTAAAATTGTCGGAAGCTAATAAATTAAATATTACAGTTCCTGGAAGATGTGATTATACTGTTGGGTTGAAAATTGCTCTAGATCTTAAGAAAATTGAACCACTATCAAAAGCAGATAAAGATACAACAGATAAAATGTTTTCAGGTAATTATATTATCGCAGCAATAAACCATTACATTGATAGAGAAAAACATGAGTGTTATATGGAAGTTATTAAAGAATCATCAATGATTGATATGAACAGGGCAAAATAATGAATTTTTACTATGGTGTCGTAGAAAATAGAAGTGATCCACTAAGACTTGGGCGATGTCAAGTCAGAGTTGTAGGATTGCACACTCACGATAAATCTCAGCTACCTACAGCAGATCTTCCATGGGCAGTTCCCGTTCAGCCAGTTACTTCTGCAGCGATGAATGGAATTGGACAATCTCCTGTTGGTCCAGTTGAAGGCACATCGGTTATTATTATATTTGCTGATGATGATAAACAACAACCCATTCTTTTAGGAACACTTGGTGGTATTCCAAGTTCACCCTTACCTGTTGACGCAGATGATAATGGATCTATTACTGCTTCCGTTAAACTTACAGATCTAAAATTAAGAACTGTTCCTGGACCAACTAATGGTAAACAATTAACTTTCTTTGATCCAGAAAATGGATCAAATAATTTAACAACACAACTAAAACCTAACATGAAGGTGATAGGTTTTGGTATTCCTTCTGACTCTACTATTGTGTCAATCGATAGTGGAACAAAAATAACTATTAGTAAACCAGTTATTAAACTTGAAGAAAATATTATATCGTTCGAAGCAGCACCAACTAATTTATCTGCAGTTGCTGAAAGTAAAGTATATGATACTGCACTAAGAACTGGTGACGGCACAATAGTTAGATCTGGAGATGGAACACCAGTCACTACTGGATCAGCCATAGCATCACCTGTTAAATCTTCATCAACCAATGATGTAATTCCAACAGTACCACCTAAAAAATCTTCAGATAATGTAGCACTTTCTACGGCAGGTATTAAAGCCATTATCGCTGCATGTGACAAAGTTGGATTGACAACTAAAGAACAAAAGTGTTCTATCCTTGCTATTGCTGGCGGTGAGTCTAGATGGATTCAACGAAAAGAATTTTTTAATTATGATGAAAAAAGGTTAAAGGAAATCTTTTCTTTTGCCACACCAGATGATGTTGCAAAATATTCAAACGCTACCAAAAAAGGTATCACACGAGAACAATTCTTCTCATGGGCTTATGGCACTACAAAAAGAGGTATGTCAAACCAGTTAGGAAACCTAAATGATGCTGATGGTGGAAAATATTACGGTAGAGGTTTTATTCAATTAACTGGTCGTGCGAACTATACCAAGTACCAACAGCAAGCATTAGCATATGGAATTAAAATTGATCTTGTTAACAATCCAGATTCTCTTGGCGATGACATCAATGTCGGTGCAGTAATTGCTGCTCTTTATATTAAAGATCGAACATCCAAGGGTGTTCCTCCTTCAAAACATCCTGATTATTTTTATGCAGCAAAAAAAGGTGTGGGTGTTAACTCTCCTGATATTGCTGAACTTAAAAAAACATACTATGAATATTTTTATGGAGCAGTTGCAGAAGGTGGAACTGAAAAAAGTGCTGGTGCACCAGTGCCACAACCTCCAAAAGACACTAAAGATCCAACACCAAGACCATCGGATGAGAGTATAAAATCTGGTTCTATTAATACTGGATTTAGAGACCCAAATAACAAATATCCACTATTAGCTTATATTGGTGAACCAGATACAAATAGATTAGCTCGTGGTATTATTGATGGTACTGTTGTTAATAAAAAAGATGTGATTCGTAAATTAACTGTTCCGAAAGCACTTGACCTAGGATCTTGGGATCAACCATTATCAACATATGGCGCACAGTATCCATACAATAAAGTTCTTGAGACTGAGTCTGGGCATATTCAAGAGTTTGATGATACCCCAGGATATGAAAGAATTCATACTTATCACCGCTCTGGTACATTCACTGAAATTGATCCTACTGGAACGCAAGTTAATTATATTGTTGGTGATAATTTTATCATCATGGAAAGAAATGGTTGCGTCAGCGTAGATGGTGAATTAAATATTACTGTAGAAGGTAATACAAACATTTATGCAAGAACAGATGCGAATATTCATGTTGAAAATAATGCAACAGTGAGAGTTGGTACTAATGCTGATATTGGTATTGCTGGTGATTTAACATTAGCAGTTGGTAATGATATGAAGGTTAAAGTTGTGGGTGCTTTAAGTATTGATGCTGGTAGTGTCAATGTTAAATCTCAAGCAGCATTTAATATGCAAGCAGTTTCTGCGTTAAGTCTTAAAGGATCTACAGTTAATGTACAATCCGAAGGTGCTGCGAATTATCTTTCTGGCGGAAAAACCAGTATGGATTATTCTGAGGGGCAATTTGGTAATGGAGCAGCTGCAGCTACAGCTGTAGAAAATGTTGCATTAACTCCACCAGCAAAAGGTTCTCCGTTTAATGCAGTTGTTCCTTATACTGTTCCACCACAAAGACAATTTGAAGATAAAGCAGTAGTTGAAACACCTGATATTGCAGAAACACCAGAAGGTAGAGCAGCAACACATCAAACCGCTAGAACTGAAGGTGTTGTTAATGCTCCTCCACCGCTTGGAGTAGATGCCACTCCAATAACTAAACCATCTGCAAACGCTAAAGAAGTTCCTGTAGACTGCAAAATTATTTACGGTACTACAAACTTTACTGATGACTTCCGTCTATCGAAAAACTTTACTCTTGGTATGCTAATCGATGGTGGTACAACTGGCAACCATAAATTAGTTGATCAAATGTTAAGAGAAACTAAGGACGGACCAGAAAGATTATACAAAGTTCAAGAAATTATTTGTAATATGGCTATGCTTGCTCAGAATGTATTGGAACCTGCGCTTGATGTTCTTCCAGGTGGTATTGGTGGGTATAAAAAACAATGGAAGATTAATTCTGGATATCGTTTAAGAGGTGTTGTTAAAAATGAATCTAAGTCATCGGATCATCCAAAGGGATGCGCTGTTGACATTGGAATTATGCTTGCTCCTAAATTTGATAAAACATATGAGTATTGTGTCAAGCTAGAAAAGGTTGTTCCATATGACCAGCTTATACTTGAGTATAATCATCCGTTTGAAAACTGGATTCACTGTTCTTACAAAATGAAAGGTAGAAAAAAACAAGCGTTCACAATGGTAAATCATGATGCCCAAGCATTTAGAGGCAAAGGCTTTGTTTTATTGGCAACTTGTCCTCCACATAAGAAACCTGCATAATGTGGGTTCCAACTGAAACACTACTAGGTACTCATGCTGAACTGGCTTCCTTTAGCCATACAGTACAATATTATGTTGAGGGTGCTGCAGGAGATCCTCTTGCAATTCCACCAGTTGAGGCTGGCGCACCTACATACTATAATGTTCGTATAATTCCTCAAGAAACTAATCCAAACAGTATAACATTTGCTGCTGGAAATCCTGGAACTGTTAGTGGATATTATAAAGGTATTTTTAATGATAGTCTTACTACTAGAGCAGAGGACGGATCTTTTACTACCATAACGACTCTTGGAGAAAACGCTGGAGTATTTGACGCTGTTAGTAGATCCAATGTATATCAGGTTATTTCATTTAAAGCTGATACTACAAGAAGTCGAACATTCACTTATCTTGCAGAAGCATATGACCCTTTAGTTCCAAATACCGTAGTAGCTTCTCAAACTTATACTATACTAGCCCAAGACCTAAACTGGACTCCAGGAATGTTAAATTTAAAAGAATTGGTGTCATATGCCAGCAGTAAGTAGACTAGGTGACATGTCCACAGGGCATGGTTGTTTCGCTCCAACCAACTTAATAACTACACCTGTGGCTAAGACTTTCTTTAATGGGAAACTAGCTGCAGTAGTTGATTCTAATTGTAAATTTGCTGCGCATACTTGTGGTATAACTACACACAATTCAGATATTCGTATTCCTAGTAGTGGAGCCAGTAAAACATATATCGAAGGTAAAAAAGCAGCTAGGATCGGTGATAATATCCAGTGCGGAGATGCAATAGCTGAAGGTTCGACCAACTCATTCATAGAATAAACCTAAATAATAATATGTCAAGAAATACAAGAATCTTTTCCGATCTCGACCTTAATTTTACTGCTCACCCAGTAACTAAGGATATTTCACGCAGATACGACGACAATGCTATCAAACAGTCTATTAAAAATTTACTGTTGACCAGAAACTATGAAAGACCATTCCATAGCGAGATTGGCTCACCGATTAGAGGATTGCTCTTTGAACTTCCTGGACCAATGTTTACTATTATGTTACAGAGAGCGATTATAGATGTCATTAATAACTTTGAACCAAGAGTAGAAATAATAGATGTTAAAGTTAATGACTCTATCGATGCCAATGAGGTATATGTATCACTAGAATTTAAAATAATCAATACCGAGAGACCAATAACTCTCGATCTAGCATTAGAGAGAACCCGATAAATGGCAAACAATAAAAGAATATCAGTATCAGAGTTAGACTTTGATACTATTAAAACTAATTTAAAGAACTTTTTAAAGGGACAAACAGAATTTCAAGATTACGATTTTGAAGGATCTGGTCTTTCTGTTCTCTTAGATGTTTTAGCCTACAATACTCATTATAATGGTATCTATACTAACCTAGCTGTTAATGAAGTATTCTTAGATTCTGCCAGCAAACGAGCATCTGTAGTTTCTCTTGCTAAAATGCTTGGATATATTCCAAGATCAGCCAAGTGTTCTTCAGCAACTGTTAATGCTACTGTGGCATCTCCAACCAGCACTCCATCTACTGTTACTATTCCTAGAATGCAACAGTTCACAACTTCTATTGATAATGTAACATATATTTTCTATAACAGATCTGCTGTTACTGTTGCTCTTAATACAGCAGGTAACTATACTTTTAGTAATCTGGTTCTTACAGAAGGTACACCACTCCAATACAAATATACTGTTGCTGCTGGTGTTCGCTATATCGTTCCGAATGCCAATGCAGATTTAGATACATTAACTGTTAGCGTACAAGAGTCTGCTTCTTCAGATGTGTATCAAGTGTTTACTAGAGCAGAGGTATTAACTGAGGTTACAGAAATCACTAATTGTTATTTCCTTAAAGAAATCGATGATGGTCTTTATGAGATAACATTTGGTAATAACAATTTGGGTAAAGCATTATCTTCTGGTAATGTAGTTACTTTAGATTACATGGTCTCTAGTTTAGAAGCACCTAATACTGCTTCTTCCTTCACATATGCAGGGGCTGTTATTGCTGGAAGTAACTTATCTGTTATCCCTATAGATATTGCAAGTGGTGGAGCATCACCAGAAACTATCGATGAAATTAAATTTAATGCACCAAAATACTATGCTGCTCAAAATCGTGCAGTTACCCCAGATGATTATAAAGCTATTATTTTAAAATTGTTGCCTGAGGCACAAACTGTTTCTGTATGGGGTGGCGAGGATAATGATCCTCCAGTTTTTGGAAAAACATTTATTTGTATTAAACCAAAAGAAGCATCTAAATTAACTAACCTGCAAAAAGAATTTGTAAGAAACAATATTTTAGCTTCTAGAAATGTAGTTTCTATCACACCAGAGATTGTTGATCCAGAAGTTTTTAATATTAAAGTTACTACATTTGTTCACTACAACCCAAGAACAACTACTAAATCTGCTAAACAAATTGAAACGCTAGTAAAAGAAGCCATTATGAAATTTAATGATGATGATTTAGAAAGGTTTGATTCAGTTCTTCGTTATTCTAAATTAACTAGAATTATTGATCAGGCAGATCCAGCAATCGTTAATAATATTACTCGTATAATGATCCGTCACCCACATGATGTTGAGTACAATGTATCGGCACAATATGTTATTGATTTGATTAATCCAATTTCTCAAGATGGTGGTAAACAAGGTGAGGTGTTCGGAACAACTGGATTCTTTGTTCCAAATAGCACTCTAGTCCACTTTTTAGATGATGATGCTAAGGGTAATATTCGTTTATACTACTACAATACTAACTTTGAAAAAGTTATTGTAAACGCTACAATTGGAACTATCAATTACGATTTAGGTAGAATTGTAGTTAGAAATTTAATTATTACTGCGTTGGATGGAGCCGTGTTTGAATGGCAAGTTAAACCAGAATCATATGATGTGGTCTCTGCCCTAAATCAAATCGTACAGATTGATCCAGAATATATTACTGTTGAAGCAATTGCAGACGAAACCGCAAATGGTGACCTACAAGCAGGTTACAACTACCAGTTTAATTCTATTAGATCATAATGCATACAAATCCTGTTAGAACACCACTGTCGTCAGTAGTTAGAAGTCAACTCCCTGAATTTATCAGGGAGGACTACCCAACATTTGTAGCTTTCGTTGAAGCCTACTATGATTACTTGAAAACACAAGGTGTAGATTTAAGTAATATTAGAGATATTGATATTACCCTAGAAGATTTTATAGTACAATTTAAAAAAGAATTAGCCTATAATCTTCCACTGGTAGTTGAAGACGAAAGATTTTTACTTTCTCATATAAGAGATCAGTATCTATCTAAAGGGTCTGCTGCATCTTATAAGTTACTATTCAAATTATTGTATGGTAAACAAGTAGAATTAACATATCCAAACCAATCAATGCTTAGAGCATCTGATGGTAGATGGAACCAAGAAATTTCAATTTTTGCTCAGGTAGATTATGGCGACCCAGATGATATTGTCGGGAAATTAGTTGATATTCAAACAGCAGGAAGAATTCTTCGTGTTCTTGTAGACAAGAAAGAACAACTAATTGGTGAAGTTGATAGAATTGTTAAAATCGGCAAATCATATGAGATAACTGCCACAGGTGCATCAAATTCAACCACTATAACAGTTTCTACAGCTGTGGGTATTGAAGTTGGTCAACTCGTCACAGGAAATAATATATTTGATGGCAGTAAAGTAGTTTCAGTTGTAGGCAACATAGTAACTTTAACAAAGGCTACTACTGGTGTTGTAAATACTGCTTTAATTTTCTCTAACGAATTATACGAGTTCTTTTTAGATAAAAGATTCTTTGGTAAAATTAATGCTGGCGATTTAATAAAATTTAAAGATACTTTCCAAGCTAAAATATTACCAGCAACTCAAACTATCTCTATATCTCAACCTGGAAAATACTTTAGATTGGGGCAGGTTTTTGAATTAAAATCTGGTGCTGGTACTGGTGCTTTAATGAAAGTTACTGCCACCACAGAGTTTGGTGGTATCAAATATGCAGAGTTAATTCGATTCGGCTTAGGTTATAACTCTGACTTTGCTCTTTCTATTCTCGCATCAAACGATGTTATTGCTGCTGGGGTCGTTGCTTCGGCAGGAACTGCCACATTACTTAAATCGGAAACTTATTCTTCAACTACATCTGGAACTATTACTGCATCTCCATCTAGTTTAACTGTTACTGGAGTCAGTACGACTTTTGGACAATCAGGTGGTGTGGCTGTTGGTGATGAGATTTGGACTACAAATACTACACCATTATTAATTGGAGTGGTTAAAAGTATTGAAAGTAATACTTCTCTTACTCTAGCCTCATTACCATCTTCGTATGAACCTGGAACTAGCATTAGTAGTGCTTATACTGCTCAATCATACACATTTAGAAACATTCGTTTAGTTGGTAGTTTATTTCTTGGTAACGCTGGAGGAACAGCCCAGTCATATACTAACAGACCAACCATTTCTGATTACACCGATGGTTTTAACGAACAAGGTTATATTAACTCTAGTGATTATTTTAATTACTATTCTAGTCAAGGGTTTGGTACAGGCACGATTACTGCTTCTACATCTAGTGTTACTATTACTGGTGTTGGAACATCATTTACTACTCAGATAAAAATTAATGATATAATTAAAAACTCTTCTGGTGTTCAGCTTGGAATAGTTTCTGCTATTGCTTCAAATACATCTTTAACATTAAGAACTAATTCTTCAGTAGCAGTAAGCGGAGGAACATATGATGTGTTTGCTCCATATGTAGATGGTAGCTATGTTGGTACTGTTCTTCGTGAATTCTCACTGTCTGCTGCAAATGCTCAAACATTTTCTGATGACCCATCTGTAATTTATGTTAAACTGGGTGCTTTAGTTAGATATCCAGGATACTATGAAACAAACAATGGATTCTTATCCGACTCGATGTTTATCCAAGATAGTAAATTCTATCAAGCGTTCTCTTATGTTATTAAAATTGATGAGAGACTAGCATCATATAAATCAGCAGTTAAAACTATGTTGCATCCAGCTGGTATGGCTCTTTTTGGAGAGTTTAATATCACCAATGATTTTGACCTTAGCGTTCAGTTAGAATCTTTAGTTAAATCTATGGGTATTGGATTGGAAGACGAATTTCTTATCTTGGATGGTAAGGAATATGATATTTCTGGAAATCAGATAAATGGAATTTATTGGACTCTAACTAAGGGGTTTGTAGATGCAATTGATGTTACTAGTGGAGAATTAGTTTTTAAAACGGCAACCAAGAGATTTGGTGCGCAAGATGCTAATAGTTTCCTTGGGCACATTCTTAATGATGGAGTAACTTTATCCACAGAAAGTGTTTCTCCCACTGATGCTTTGACTCACCAATTCACTAAAGTTTTACCTGCTGGCTCAAGCGCAGGATTTACCACTGAATCTGTTTCTATGACAGATTCAGATGCTACTTTTAATACTGGTAAAAATATTAGCGAAACCTATAGTGGCATATCTGAGGTAATATCAAACTTTGATATTACCAAATTATTAGCAGATACTTCCATTATAACTGAAATGCCTGCTATAAGCACAGATAAATATCTTGGTAAACAGGTTGTTAACAGTTATGCTGGACATCTGATTAATGATGGGGTTACTATAGACCCAGAAAACTTAGCTAATCCAACAACAACTCTTGGCCAAATTTGGATGAATTCTTACCAAGGACAAGATTATTATTCACAAGAATACAGTGAAGGTTTAACAGAAACCTTTACCGCTTAAAACCTCAATAGGAGAAATTTATGGAACAATTTAATAAAGACAATATCGCTGCAACTGGAATGGTTAAAATCCTTCATCGTAATGCAGCAGGTGAAACAATTCGTGAGTTTGAAGTGCCAAACTTGGTAGTTACCTCAGGTAAGACTTTTATCGCATCTAAGATAATTGCTACTACCAACTCACCAGTTTCTATGACTCACATGGCTATTGGTACTAGTGCAACTACACCAGACGCTGCTCAGGCACAGTTAATCGCAGAAGTTGGTCGTGTATCATGCTCATCTTCTACATCAACTAATACAGTTACTTTTACTGCTACATTCCCAGCTGGTACTGGTACTTCTACATCTCCTGGTATTCAGGAAGCAGCTGTATTTAACTCAGGTACTGCTGGCGCAGGTACAATGCTTTGCCGTACTACATTCCCATCTGTTGGTAAATCAGCTGGTGATACTATCGCTGTAACATGGGTTGTTACTGTAGGTTAATCAACTTTTTACATTTAGGGTAGAGTAAATGGTAGCTTCTTCATCTTCGATAGTTCCACCAAGTAGTGGTACAACATCATCTTCATCTCTAATAAAAACTATTCTGCACAAATCTCTTGCAGAAGGTGTATACAGAGATGTGGTAACAAGAAGTTCTAATTACTATTATTTCTTGGGTAAAACATTAGCTTGGGATGATGAAACTGCTCCACCTTATCCTATCGATAGCTATGCTTATGAAAGAGCAGTTCGTAGTGAAATTATCACTATGAAGCAAATTGGTCCATCAGATGTATGTTTTGTTATCCCAAGATATGATTGGATATCAGGTGTTGTATATGATATGTACGATGACGAGTATTGCAATCAAATTATTGGTATCGATATTATTTCTGGGGGTTCTAGTTATAATACTCTTCCAACTATTACAATAACTGGTGGTGGTGGAACTGGTGCAGAATATACTCCAGTTGTTTTAGATGGTCAGATTATTGGTGTTGATTTAGTTTCAAGAGGAATTGGATATACTTCTGTTCCTACTGTAACAGTCACTGGTGGTTCTGGTGGTTCTGGAGCAAACTTACAAGCAATATTAAACCTGTCTTACTCTGGTGAAAATAATATTGAAGATACTATCTTTTATGTTATGACAGATGATTATAATGTATACAAATGTCTAGACAATAATAATAATTCTTTTTCTATAGTAAAACCTTCTGGAACATCTGTAACTCCTATTACTACTTCAGATGGATACATCTGGAAGTATATGTATAATGTGCCTATCAATTTGAGAAACAAATTCTTAAGCGCAGAACAAATTCCAGTTTCTTCAGCATTAACAAACCAATTTTACTCAAATGGTAGTTTAGATAGTATCGCAATTACCAATAAAGGTACTGGATACACTGGAGCATCAATTTCAGTAACTGGTGATGGTTACCGAGAAGAAGATCCAGTATTCTTAAACACTGTAACTCCAGTAACTATTACCTCGGCTGGTATTAATTATTTCACTGCACCAACTGTAACTTTCGGTGATCCTATTAACAGTGCAACTCTATTCATTGCTAATAGTGGAGTTATCATTGGGCAAAAATTATATAACTCTGTTGGCGATTTCTTTGAGATATATTCTCCAGGAACTTTATCAGCACTAGAACCAACACACCGATTTGGAATTGTTAAAAATGGAACTGCTTCTTTAAAGTATGTTGGTACACGAGCAAAAGGAACTGCTACTCTTGGAACTAGCACTATATCTTTAGCTTCTGGAACAGTTTCTACTGCACTGACTACAAATCTTATAACTGTTAGTTCTACTGCAGGTTTTTATGCTGGTCAGCGCATTGTATTTGGTACAACTATTGGCACTATTGTTTCTGGAACTACTTACTACATTTTAACTGTACCTAATTCTACAACTTTAACTATTACTGCTAGTATTGGTGGCACTGCTAAAACTATGTCTGCCGCAACTGGAACATCTACTGTTACTGTTACCAGTGGATTTGTTTCTGGCGTAACACCAGTTGGAGCAGTTAGAGAAATTAATTTAACTTCTGCAGGAACTGGATATACTACACCACCTACAGTTAATTTTTCTGGTGGTGGTGGTTCTGGAGCAACTGCAGTTGTTAAAATGAATACTGTTTCTGGTAGTGTTTTATATGCTACTGTTACAAATATTGGAGATAACTATTCTAGCGACCCAACTGTAACTTTTGGAACTGCATGGTCTTCAGAAGGACAGGTTCAACTTTCTGACCAAATTTTTGCTAGTAATAGATTATATACTGTTACAACTGCTGGTACTCAATTAAATATTACACAAGCAACTTATACAGGTAAATCAGTTTCTGTTACTGCAAGAGATACTGCTCCATCGTGTTTAGCATTCTCAACTGATGGAACAAAGATGTTTGTTCTTGGAGATACTGATAATAATGTGATTGTTTATAATCTTTCTTCAGCATGGGATGTATCTACTGCAGTATTCTCATATGAATCTGGAGCACTAGCCACAGAAACTGTTCCAGTAGGTATTGCATTCTCCAGCGATGGATTAAAGATGTTTGTTGTTGGACAGTCTGCTGACTTGGTTCAAGAATATACACTGGCCACTGCTTGGACTATCTCAACTTCTGCGCTAACTACATCTGCCACATTTTCTATTGCTGCTGAAGATACTACTACTGGTGGTTTAGCATTTAGTGCTGATGGAACAAAAATGTGGTTAGTTGGCGCAACTGCCGATGCTATTTTTCAATATACGCTAGGTACAGCTTGGACTATTACTACTGCCACATATAGTACATCTTTTAGCGTTGCGAGTCAAACTACTAACCCAGTAGATATTGCTGTTACTGCTGATGGTAAAAACATGTTAGTTACTGATGCAACTACTGACTATATTTACCAGTATACTTTAGGTACTGCCAATTCAGTTGCTACTGCACTATATACAAATCAGTTTTATATTGGTGGGCTTGAGAGCACTGGTTCTGGTCTTGCACTGCATCCAACCAATGCATATATGTATATTGTTGGTAGCGCAAACGATACTGTATATCAATATCAGAATTTACTAGTATCTAAATTAGGTACTGTCGCTCCATCACATACTAGTGGTACAGCTACCAGTGGTGATGTTATTTTAACTTATGCTGGAATTGCTGCATCTGGGTCTGCAATTCGTAGGTTCGGTGCTGGTTATTCTACTAACCCATCAATAACATTCACTAGTGTTGATCAAGGTTCTGGTGTAGTAGGTGTTGTTAATGTTGACAAATCAAATGCTAAATTATTACCTATTATTGATGGTGGGCAGGTAGTTGGAGTTACTGTTGAAAATGCTGGTACTGGATATACTGCAGCAACTCTTGCGGTTTCTGGTACAGGAACTAATGCCACTATGCAAGCAGATTTAAATCTTGGAGATATTAAATCTTTGCAGGCTAATAATGAGATTTTAACAACTGCTGGGACTATTAATGCAGTTAAGTTAATTTCTGGTGGATATGGTTATGGTGTGGCTACTATTACAATTAATGGAGATGGCACTGGCGCAACAGCCACAGCTTCTATTAATACTGCCACAGGTAGAATAACTAAAATAAATATAACAAATCCTGGACAAAATTATACATGGGCAGATATTGTAATAGCAGGTAATGGAAAAGCTGGAACTGCTAGAGCAATTATTTCTCCTTACGGTGGACACGGTAAAAATGCTCCTGATGAATTATTTGCTAGAACATTAATGTTTTATTCTAATGTATCAAACGATTTAAATCAAGGTGTTACCGTTAACAACGATTATCGACAACTGGGTATTATTAAAAACCCAAGATCATTCTTAGATAATACTCGTTATCAGAATGTTATTGGATCAGGATGTTTCTTATTACAGGGATCTATTAACACAACATATTTCCCCAAAGATACAAATTGTACTGTAGCAAGAAGTGTTAGTGGAACTACATATTATAGAAAATATAGAGTAGTTTCATCTACTTCAAACTCAGTATTAATTCAATCTTTAGATAATGATGTCCCACAATTGAACGATACTTTCACTAATGCTGCATCACAAACCTTTACTGCTACTAATGTAACATCACCAACAGTGGATAAATATTCTGGACAGTTAATGTTTATTGACAATAAAGCTGGATTTACTCCATCTGATGATGAGACTGTGACGCTTAGAACTGTTATAAGATTCTAACTAAATAGAGAACTAACCAAGAGAAGATTAAAACAATGGCCATCGACTTTAATACTGAACCTTACTACGACGATTTTGACGAAACTAAGAAGTTTTATAAAATCTTGTATCGCCCAACATTTGCTGTTCAGGCGAGAGAACTTACTCAAATGCAGACTATTCTGCAGAAACAAATCACTCGTTTTGGATCTCATGTATTCAAAGAAGGAGCCATGGTCATTCCTGGTAATTCTTCTGTTGATACTACTATCGGATATGTTAAATTAGAATCTTCTTATAATTCTATCCAAGCAGATACTGTCGTAGCATCTTATGTTGGTAAAGTTATTCAAAATGCGGGTGGCTTGCAAGCACAAGTTACCCATTATTCTGCATCACAAGCTGGTGATCCTCCTACCTTATTTGTAAAATATAAAAATTCTGGTAGCACTGGAACAAGCAAAGTGTTTGCAGCATCAGATATTTTAACTGATGTAGATACAGAAATTAGTTCAGTACAAGCATTAGCATCTTCTCCAGTTGGTGTTGGTTCTATTGCAGAAATCAAACTTGGTGTTTATTACATTAAAGGGCACTTTGTTCTAGTTGAGCCACAGATAATTATTTTAGACAAATATAGCAATACTCCAACATATCGTATTGGTCTTGTTGCAACTGAATCTATTCTAACTTCTGAAGAAGACGAAACTCTATTCGATAACGCACAGAATTCATTTAACTATGCTGCTCCAGGTGCGCATCGTTATTCTATTGCTGCAACGCTAACTAAATTTTCATTGGATAGCGTCATTGATATTGACTTTATTGAGTTAATTAGAACTGGCGATGGTGCCATCCAGCGTGGTACAAACCGAACAGAATATTCTATCCTGCAACAAGAATTTGCTCACCGAACTTATGATGAGTCTGGTAATTATACTGTTAAGAATTTTGAAATCGATGTTCGTGAATATAGAAACAATAATCGTGGTGCATGGGCAGCTGCAAAATATTACATAACAGGTGATGTTGTTACAAATAATGGCAACACTTATGTTGCTAAAGATAATGCACAATCTGTTAATAATGGCGCAGCAACTCCTGGTCCTATCCACACATCTGGTGTTGCTCAAGATGGTTCAGGAACAGGTGTTACATGGGAATGGAATTCGTCACCATTCTATAATCGTGGTGTATTTGCACCATCTGATGCTCAAGATGTAGCAGCTAACCTACTCAACGAAAAAAAATTGGCAATTGGTTTAGAGCCTGGAAAAGCGTATGTTCAAGGTTATGAAATTGAAAAACCATCAACCAGTTATGTGACAGTAGAAAAAGCCAGAGAAAGTATTCAAGTAACTTCTCAGGCATTACAAACTACTGTTGGTAACTATGCAACAATTACCAATCTCTGGGGTGCTCCTCCGATCGGAGATTATTCTTCTGTTACATTGTATGATAGACCAGTTGTTACTGGCGGTACTGCACCAAGTGGAGCAACTGCAGTTGGAACTGCACGAGTTCGTTTTATTGAATGGGACAGTGGTTCTAATCCAGGATCTGCAACAGCCATCTATAAACTATCTTTATTCGATGTTAAGATGAATGGTAACTTTGACTTTAACCGTAAAGTAAAATCGTTCTTCTTTAGTGGTGGTTCTGCTGCTACAAGTTTCAGTGCAGATATTAATCCGATATTAACTATAACTCGTGGTTCTGGAACTTCTGTAGCAACCAGCGGTTCTACAACTCCAGCAGCAGGTGTTTTCATTAAAGGTTCTGGTACAACATTCCAGACAGATTTTATTGCTGGTGATATTGTTTCTTTCGGTGGAACTCAACGCAGAGTTATTGCTGTGACAGCACAAGATCAAATGGAAGTAGATTCTTCAATTACTATCGTAGATAAAACTGCGGATAGATTATCTACTAAGATTATTGAACCAGAATCTACATCATTGGTGTATCAGTTACCTCAATTTGCAATTAAATCTGTAAAAGCTGCAGATGGTTCTACAATTTCTAACTACACAGTATACCAAAGATTTTCATCGACATATACTGGTTCTTCTCTAACATTTACAGTTAATAGTGGCGCAACATTCGCATCAACTGCAGACACTGATAACTACATTATTGTTAACTCTAGTACTGGTACAGTTCTTTCTACATCTCAGTATAGTATTACTGGTACTGGAACTGTATCTATCACAGTATCATTTACTGGTGGTGTATCTAGTAGTAATAACATTACGCTTATTTGTGCAATTAACAAAACTGGTGCCAATGTCACTAGAAAAACTAAAACGCTAGTTCCATCAGCTGTCGCAACATTCACTGCACAAGGTGAAGCACAGGCTACAGAAGTACTATTGGGTAAGGCAGATGGATATCGACTAGTCTCTGTTAAAATGAGAAGCGGAACATTCTCTGCTCCAACTGGTGGATACACTATTGATATTTCAGATCGTTATGACTGGGATAACGGACAAAGACACACTCACTATGATCTAGCCAGATTAGTTCTTAAGAATTCTTATGCCCCACCAGAAGCACCAATTGAAGTAACATTTGATTACTTTACGCATGATGCTGGCGACTATTGTACTGTTGACTCTTATGTTGCAGGGCAAGTTAGTTACACAAATATCCCATCATTTATGGGTGTGTCTTTAAGAGACTGTGTAGATTTTAGACCAATTATTGCTGATAGTGGATTAACATTTAGCTCTACAAACACATTAGTACCTAAAAGAGGTATTGATTTTATCACTCATTATTCATACTATCTTTCTAGAAAAACTAAAATTGCGGTAGACTTTGCTGGTGAATTTTTCCCGATTGATGGAGTGTCATCATTAAATCCAGGTGAACCACTAGATCCTACTCTTGGATTAGTTTTATATACATTGACTTTAGAACCATACACATTTGGAACTAATAGTAATAATGTTCAAATTAATAGAATTGATAACAAACGATACACTATGCGTGATATCGGTAAACTAGAAAAAAGAATTGACAATCTTGAGTATTATACATCTCTATCATTACTAGAACAACAAACAGAATCATTAAACATTGTAGATTCTACTGGTAATACTAGATTTAAAAATGGATTTATCGTAGACGGATTTACAGGACACGCTACTGGTGATACATTATCTCCAGATTATATGTGCTCCATTGATATGGAAAACGCTGAACTGCGCCCATTCTATTCAATGAACAACATAAATTTATTAGAGAAAAATAATATTGATTCTCAAAGAACTAGTGCTAATTACAAATTGTATGGTGATGTTATTACATTACCTCTAAACACAACTGTACCACATGTTAAAATAATTGATCAACCATATGCTTCTCGTTTAGAAAATATTAACCCATTTGCTGTATTCACTTTCCTCGGTGATGTTAAAATTAATCCATCATCTGATGATTGGTTTGAGATTGATCGTCGCCCAGATTTAGTTATCGATGTTGAAGGTAACTTTACTACTGTAAAAAATATTGCCGAAAAATCTGGTGTATTGGGAACAATATGGAATGCGTGGCAAACTCAGTGGTCTGGTGCTTCTACTAATAGTAATATTAAATATACATTTGGTAGAGAATGGGCTTCTGGTTTTGGTGATGTTCGTTTATCACAAGCAGAAGCCAATGCAAAATTCGGTGGTGTTGGCTGGGGTAATGCTCGTCAGATTACTGTTGAGTCTACTGCAACTGAAGTTGGACAATCAAGAACTGGTATCAAAACATCTTTAGTGCAAAAAATTGACAGACAAATTATTGGAGATCGTGTTCTTTCTACTGCTGCTCTTCCGTACATTCGTTCAAGAAACATTCTTATACAGATTCAAAAGTTAAAACCAAACACTCGTTTCTATCCATTCTTTGATGGTGTGGATATTTCTGCTTATTGTACACCAGCATCTAAACTAGTTTATACACCAACAAGTGGTGCTTTTAATATTGATGTTAATGTGGGTAGCAGTGCTTCTGGAACTGCTCGAAGAATTAGTGGTGATTCACAAGTATGTTTAAATCGTGGTGATGTTATTACAGGATCAGTTTCTCTTGCGACTGCAGTAGTAGTTGGTAAAGATTTTGATCCAGACGCTACATCAAATGCGTATTCTTTGTATGTAGTTAATGTTCAAGGAACATTCGTCGCTTCTGATATTATTACTGGTTCAAATTCTTTAGCGACTGGTACATTTACATCTTTAACATCTAATGCACAAGGCACTCCTTTAGTATCTAATTTTAATGGTGATGTTCAGTTACTCTTTAATATTCCAAATACAGAATCAATAAGATTCCGTTGCGGTACTCGTGAACTAAAATTAGTTGATGTTACTACTGCAGATGGACTATTCACATCTCGTGCAAGAGCAAATTATCGTGCAGAGGGTATTTTAGAAACTCGTGAAACAACTATACATTCTGTTAGAAATGCACAGTTAGTTGAAGAACAGTTGAGTGATAACCAAGTTATTATTCAATCATCTGAACGAGTTGTAGCAGATACTGGATGGTGGGATCCGCTTGCGCAAACATTCTTAATTGATGTTAAGGGTGGGTGTTTCTTATCTAAAGTTGATGTATTCTTTGCTACTAAAGATACAAAAATTCCTGTTATGTTAGAACTTCGTGAGGTTGTTAATGGTTATCCAGGAAAACGAGTATTACCATTTTCTCGTGTAACATTAAAACCAGAACAAGTTAATATTTCAACTCAAACTGTTACACTAGATGATGTAGAAGTTAATAAGTGGGATACACCAACAACTTTCACATTCCCATCTCCAGTTTATGTTGCAGAAAATACAGAATACTGTATAGTTCTAGCTTCTGATTGTAATTCATATAATGTTTGGATCTCTCAAGTTGGTGAATTAATGGTAGGAACTAGTAGAACTATTTCTGAGCAACCATATCTTGGTTCGTTATTTAAATCTCAGAATGCTTCTACTTGGACAGCGGATCAATCACAAGATCTTAAATTTGCAATCTATCGTGCAAACTTTAGAACTGATGTATTATCTAATGTTGAATACATTAACGATGTTGTTCCGCTACAAACTTTAGATTATGATCCATTTGAAACTAGAGTAACACCCAATGTAACTAATAATAAGGTTCGTGTCTGGCATACAAATCATGGTATGCCATCTGGATCAAAGGTAACTATTAGTGGAGTTACTGCCAATGTTAATGGAATCGCATTTGCATTATTTAATAGTACTCATACTATTAGCGATGTAGATTTAGATAGCTATGTTATCACTATTGCTGGCGGTACTGCAACTTCATCTGGTTATTCTGGCGGATCAACAGTTAAGGCTACCAGAAATATTCAGTTTGATGCAATTCAACCAGCAATTCAAATTCAGTCTTTCTCTGAAACTCCAATTGAGTTTGGTTTTAAAGCAACTACTGGTAAAGCAGTAGATAATAGTTCTCAGGTTGCTTATGTGACTCCAGAGACTTTGACATATGAATCTATTCTCGTAAATGAAACTAATAATTTCTTTGCTCCAAAAATGGTAGCTTCTGAAATTAATGAACTTCCTGCTAATTCTGGATGGAGTTCTGGTATTAAATCTATGTATTTAAACTGCCAGTTTAGCAGTAGCAATGCAGCACTATCACCTATTCTAGATACACATAGAACTAGCTTAATTACAATTAATAATAAAATTAACAGCCCAACATCAGATAACCTAAATGTAGCAAATCTTGATGATAATGTTCTAATTGGAAATTACGGTGGATCATTCCTTGGTTCTAGTGCCGTATCTTTCAGTGGAACTCAAATTAACACAAGACATGGTGCCATGTTTGGTGTGACTGTTGGTAAGTATATTACTGTTTCTGGTTCGTCAAATGCTGATAATAATGGTACATTCTTAGTATCTTCTACTTCTATTGATGGTGGAACGGCATTAACTGGTACATTTACTTCTAGTTCTAGTAGTACAGCTGTGACAGGAACTAACTTTGTTTCAGATGGTGTGAAAATTGGCTTTGCGTTATTCCAAGGTTCTACATTTATCGGAACTGTTCTTGCAGTTACTGCAACTACAATCACTCTAACTGCAAACGCTGCATTAACTTTGGCTGCTGTCACTGGTATTAAATATTATACTGTTACAACAACTGTTAGTAGAACTGATGGTTTAACATTTACCACTGAAGCAGTTGGAGCTAATGCTATAATGATTAAACAGAAAGAGAGATTCGTGGCAGAAACTGCTCCAGATAATTCTTCTTCTTATAGTAAATATGTAACTAAGAAAGTTAATTTAGCAAATGCTTCTACTTTCTTAAGAGTTAAATTTGCTATTAATCTTCCAGTAGAAGCAGGTGTTGAAGTTTGGTATAAAACATCACCAGTTGGTTCTACCACAGAGTGGGATTCTATTCCGTTTACCCAAATGACTCCAGACACAACTATTCCTTATTATAGCAATAGTACTGGTAGATTTGTAGACGCATCTTTCTCTAAGAAAGATATGGAAACTTATGATGCTGTTAAATTAAAGATTGTAATGAAGTCTACTAATAGTTCAGAAGTACCAAGAATTAAAGATCTTCGTGTAATCTCTTGCGCATAATGTTAGTAAAAATAAAAGACAAAGATGGGTTAGCTAGAGATATATCTAGTGGCGCAGTGATAAATACTAATGCCACTGATTATATGAATTATATGGCTAAGATGAATGCCCAAAAGAGTTTGCAAGAAAAGATTAGTTCAAACTCTAATGATATACAAAATTTAAAAACAGATGTTGCAGAGATTAAACAATTATTAATCTCTCTTATCAATAAGGAACGATAATGGCGGTAATCGTATTAAGAACAACTAAAGGCAGTCCATTAACGATTGCAGAGGCAGATGCTAATTTCAGTAACCTAAACACTGAGGTTGGATCTAAACTAGATTCCGCCTTGTATACAGCTGCTGATGTTTTAACTAAAATTAAAACAGTAGATGGGTCTGGCTCTGGTTTAGATGCGGACACTGTTGATGGTTTTGAACAAGCCACTACTAATACTGCTAGCACTCTTGTTCGTCGTGATTCTTCTGGAAATTTTGCTGCAGGTACTATTACTGCTACTTCTTTTGTTGGTAATTTAACAGGTAATGTTACTGGTGTTTTTACTGGTTCTTTAAGTGGTAACGCAAACAATGTTACAGGTATCGTGGCACTTGAAAATGGTGGCACTGGTGCTAATACTGCTGCCAATGCAAGAACTGCTCTTGGACTTGGTAACATCGCCACGCAAGCATCTAATAGTGTAACTATAACTGGTGGTACTATTAGTGGTATTACTGACTTGGCACTTGCTGATGGCGGTACTGGTGCATCTGATGCAGCACAGGCAAGAACTAATCTTGGACTAGTTGTAGGTTTAGATGTGCAAGGATATTCTGCAGAGTTAGTTGCATTGTCTGCTCTAACAACAACTGGTTTAGTTGTTAGAACTGGTTCTGGAACATCAACTACCAGAACATTAACTGCTGGAACAAATATCGCATTAACAAATGCAAATGGTGTTGCTGGTAATATTACTATTGATGGGAGTCAAACTCCTACAGTTTCTCAAATTTTAAAATCTGGTACAGATGGCACAGGTGATATTGGACAATCAGTAAATAGGTTTGGTACTATTTACGGTACTGCAACTTCCGCTAAATACGCTGACTTGGCAGAAAAATATACAACTGATCAAGAATATGAACCTGGAACAGTTATTGTTGTTGCATCTGCTGGCGACGCTGAAGGTACTGCTTCCTATACTTCTGGACAAAGAGTTCTTGGTGTTGTGTCTACAAACCCAGCTTTCATTATGAACGATGAATTAGAAGGACAGGCTATTGCCCTTCGTGGTCGTGTGCCAGTTAAAGTTATTGGACCAATCCGTAAAGGACAACCACTAATTTGTAATCAAGACGGTAAAGCATTCTTCGGTGATACGAATAATAGTTTTGCAATAGCATTAGAAACAAATGAAGATGTTAATGTTAAACTTGTTGAATGTGTAATTTTATAATGCTTCATGATAACTCAACCAATTGTCTTTCATAAGACAGATGTATCTCTTTCAGATATATTAATCCCAAAAGATTTAGTGGTCTATCTCAAGACCACAGAAACTTGTCAACTTAATTGCCAACACTGTTTTACAAATGGTGCCAACGGCAAAAAGATATACTTTAATCCCGAACATACTGTAGAGTGGTTTGAACGACTCCACGAGGAATGCCCATCTTTCAATGGTGGGAATATTACATTTCATGGAGGAGAACCATTCCTTGCTCCGCTGGATGATATGTATTATGTCTGGGATAAAGTATCAAAATTATTCCCGAATCTTAACTGGTCTTGCTCTACAAATCTATGTTTTAATCTAACTGAAGATCATATGCAGTTTTTCAAAACTGTTCTTAAAAATGGATTCTGCACTTCGTGGGATAAAGGTATTCGATTTGAGAATGATAAACAAGAAAACCTCTGGCGAAAGAATCTTCAAACTGTAGTAGATGCTGGGCATAATATTACACTGAATATTAGCCTTAATAAACAACTAATGGAGATGGATACCACTGAGTTAGTTCTCTGGCTGAATACGCTAGGTGTTAATTGGGTGCAGTTTGAACGACTAACCCACGATGGATCGGCTCTAGAAAATACACATATCTTTCCTGCAAATAAAGACCAAGACGATTGGTTTGTTAGAATGCATGAAACCTATCAGACAATAAAACCTAAATATAAAGATGTCCTACTGGAAGGTGTGTATTCCTCTATAACTAAGGGAATACATGGTGGAGTTAGATGTAGAGATTGTGAACAGAAAATCTTTACGATTAATGCCGATGGAACTGTGGCTGGATGTCCGAATGCTGCAGTGGGTAATGGGTTTGGAGATATATCTCAACCTATTAGAACTTTACTCTCCGCCAGAGGAAGAATAAATAACATTACATGCGAGATAGAAAGAGACCCTCGTTGCTATACCTGTGATGTATTTGATATCTGCAATAGCGACTGCCATCAATTGAAATGGCAAGGAGATATCTGTGCAGCACCGAAAACACTAATGCAAAGGTTAAAGAATGACAACAGCTGGCGATAATATAACAAAAGCAAACATCGTTGAATCGATGGAAGCATTAAAGACATTATACAATACTGGTATTGTATGGTCAGCTACGACCAATCCTTTTTCTCAGGCACCAGCCACAGCAGCTGATTTAACAATACCTGCTAGTTTTGCTTCCGAGATCTCAGATACTAATGTGGTTGCTTCTACAATAACCACAAATTTTAAAAACTATGCGCAGTTATTATCAAGAATACGATCTGTTAATTTATTGAAGTGGTATCAAAATGGTGGGAATCCAAGATCTTCTTTACAATTTAACGAGACTAATATAACTAGCCTTAGTGAAACTTATCAAATTGCGCCAGATCCTCTTATTGGAGTAGAGGGTGGAGACACTATTACTGTTTCTGATTTAGATGCTTTCGTTGCTTTGCTATCAACTGCAATAGATACTAATAGAACTACCACAGTTACCATAGAAGAATTTTACTGTCATAGTAATTGCCATGGATCTTGCCACGGAAGTATTTAATGTACACTATACCATTTGACTCTGAAGTTTTAAAACATATTATAACTGGAGATATAAAATCTCCAGCCATTGACTATGCCAATTCAAAAATTAAAGGTAAGAACTTTATTACATATCTTAGTAATCTAAAATATGAAAATTTGAATATTGATTTCACAGATATTGCTTACGATGAAAAAAGTGATTTGATTTGCGAATTTATTAAACACAATTCAACATGCCATATTGAACAATTAGAAGCAGCAGTTCTTAAATCTTTATTTTTGTATAAAGGATACGATCTATCTTTAGTTGATAAATCAGAAGATGATAAACCTTTTCTTCAAAAAAGTATTTTATCCAATGGTGACATTGCATTATTTGTAGAACAGAATAAAGATTTAATAAAACAGTTGGCTGATTTGCTAGATGGAATTATACTATTAGCGATAAAGAATTTGAATTCGTATCATGAGGTGCATGGCGATTTTATTACAAATAATATTGTAACTGAGAAACAAGAAGTTGGAAAAACTTTTGTAAATATCTTACTAAATGAAGCATTTAATTTCCATTACTATGGTTCATTACCAAAGTTTGACGATTTAAAATATTTTGATTTCTATTTTGATAGACCAATATATTCTGGTAAAACATTAACCTATTATCTGTCTTCTAAAACATGTTTGTTTTTCCCAATTTTAAAAATTATTTTAGACGCTAAATTTACCCCACAACAATTAAATTCAATGATCAAAGAAGCCGATGCTACACTTATTTAATTCTTGTTATGTTTATCCTGTAGAATTATTTGATCCAACAAAACAATATTTGGTGGTAGGAAAAGACCACACCAATACTCCTGTAGTAACTAATAGTTTTTATTATAACAATTCTAGTCCAAAAGATGCCTTTCAAAGATTTTCTTGTTTTGAACATTTTGCTTCTAGCGGAATACTAGAATTAGTTTTAAGTAATAAACAAGCGTTTGTGATATACGCTGATAACGATAGTTTTGTAAAATTCTTTACTGCTAAATTAAAAACTCAAGTTACAAATTTAAGTAAAGAGTTTTTCTTAGATGCTGCCAAACTTTTTGCACTTCGTTTAAATACAAGAGCAAAGTTAATGCAATCTCAAACAAGCAGAGCTAATATAAAAGTTCTTTCTGATATGTTTATGTCATTAGAAGACATTCCTGAAGATGATCCATTTAAACTATCAGAAACTTGGGTTAAACAAAACGCAGGTGTTGAATGGAAAGTGGCTTCTGGAGATTATAGCACTATTGATAATATTGTTAATCGATATGTGTATTCTTTCTACCCAGAAGCGAAAGCCAAATACTTATCAAGAAAAGAACCGAATAATTCTTGGGTTAGTGATTATAGAAATGCTTCATTTGACACAGTAGTTTCTATGAAAGATTTGTATATGGAAATGCGAAAAGAATTTAATACATTCACAGATCCTACTATTTTAAAATACTACAGCATTAATAACATTTCAGAGATGATAAAAGATCCACTGTTTTTACTGTTGTTATCGGCAAACAAAAATATGGGCGATAAGATTGACATTTGGTTATTACGATGGTTATTAAAAATGCCAAAGCATGAAATTCAACAAATGGGTATCTTAGTATGATATTTCTATTCGACAACTGCTATCTCTCAACTACAAATAATATTGTAGAAACTGCTAAACATGTATGGCTTGGTGATCATAAAAATATTGATGATCCTCAAATAAACAATTGTTTTGATATCTACAAAATTTATAAGACTGTAACACCTGTTATACTAGATCAATTATTTGCAGATATTCATGAAGACTTCTCAAATGTAAAAACTATCATATATTGTGATGATGAAACATTTCAGTATGTATATTCTTTTTTCTTTGGTGCTGTACTAAACGAAACTGCTCTTAACGAAATGTATTCTTATGATAGGTTAAAAGAAAACTATGGTCTTGGAAGTTATAACTATGGACTACAAGTTACTGGATTAAGAGAAGTTACTCGTATTGAATTACCAGAACAATTAAACTTAGCACCAAAGACTTCAGAGTTTGCTGCTTCTCTAGAATATGTTAGAGTAGAAATAGAATATGCCAATGCAATTCAAGGTGACGAACAGTCACTGGATTTTTGTATAGATCGTGTTGATGCGATGTACGATGGATCTCCAGGATTTTGGTTAAAATTTGCTGAACAGACCCTTCCAGCAATTATGACTAATGATGAATATACTATCGCAAACTTAACAAACGCAGAGTATATTGATTCTTATCTAACCAAATTTGATATCAATGAATTAATGCCAGTTGATGGCATCCATAATACTATCAAAGAAGTTTATGGATATGATTATGGCAACCACTTCTTTAGCGTAGTGAATAATACACAAGAATATGGCGACATCGTTAATTCTATTAAGGGATTATCGAAAAGGGAGTTGGTTGCAGATTACATTTTAGATCCAGTCTTTGCTTCACAACACCAATTGGTATTCCCAAATCTTTCCAACTTTGATTCTGTAAATCCAATTTTTTGGAACGCAATTCTACAGAACAAAGATAATACAGAATGGCTTAGTAAATATAAAGTGACGCATGGAACTGATAATCAAACCAACGGAACTATGTAATTTTAAGTGTACCTTTTGTTCATCCACTAAACTTGTAGAAGACAAAACCAGCACACTTGATTTACAGCATGTATTCGATTTTTTAAAAAGATTTCCAAACACAAATACGATTATTGTTAATGGTGGTGATCCATTAATGGTAAAGCCAGAGTATTATTTTGAGATTCTTGATTATATCGAAGAACACAAACTTATAACAACTTTAGGATTGACTACTAATCTTTGGGCATTCTACAAGAAACCAGAGATGTGGACACCTTTGTTCAAACATCCAAGAGTCGGAGTCACCACAAGTTTTCAATATGGATTTGGTCGTAAGATTAACGAGAACCGAGTCTATACTGAAAAAGACTTTTGGAATGTCAGTAATTTGTTTCTAAAAGAGATTGGTTATCGCCCAGGATTTATTGCTGTTATCTCTGAAGAGAATGAGAAACATGCAATTAAACATGTAGAGTTAGCCAAGAAGATGGATGTTCAATGTAAGTTAAACTATGCCATGGCTTCTGGTGAACAGGATAAACCTTATCGCCTAAGTAAGATATACGAAGCGTACATAGAGATATACGAGAAAGATCTTTGGCATTGGGAGTTTAATACAAAACAGATGATGACTCGTCTGAATAATATTGCCAATGTTTGTCCTCAAGCAAGAAATTGTGATGATCATATAAGAGCATTGAATCCAGAGGGAGATTATTATTCTTGTGGAGCGATGGGTGATGATAAAGAATACCCTATTAACTTTGTAAAGGAAGTTAAAGAAGGTGGATTTATTACACCACTACAAGATGCTCCAGAACTATATTCGTTAAAGGATGAGTGTATCGGTTGCCCAATGTTTGCAATTTGTAATGGGTGCAAGAAAACAATTAAAGATTTAAAACACCATGATATGGTTGAAGAGCACTGTGTTCATATGAAACAGTTGGCTCCAAGAATTATTAAAATAAACAGTGAAACAGATTATGTTGAAGCCACCCAGAAAATCCATAAAAATCTCATACTTAACAGTTGAACTAAGATCACCTGTTATTAGGTTACCGATCCATTGGTTAAACTTCAAGAACTACTATACTAAAAATGGTAAGTATTCGTCAAATGTAATTTGGCAAGAACCAGTTTTAGATGTTGAAGGAATGAGTTTCGATGATATCGTAAACTATTACGATAAACAAGATTCTGACATCTATTTGTTTTCTAGTTATGTATGGAGCCATATGGCAATTATGGCAATTGCGAAAGAGATTAAAAATAGAAACCCGAAACGAATTATTGTAATTGGTGGACCACACTTAGGTATAACTCACAATAAACTAGACTGGTTCTTTAGTCATAAATTTGTAGATGCTATCTGTGAACCTACTAGTTATGGTGAGTGGTTTATTGAGGATATGTTAAATCAATATGCTGAAGGTGATATTGATTGGAAACAGGTAAGGTTTTCTATCTTTAGAACTGGTCGTGGACCAACTCCAAATAAAGTTACATTTCAATTTCCTCAGGCAATGATCCCAGGAAATGAAGATATTATTTACAAGTGCAAAGATTTGGCAATGGAAGCCAATGTTCCACTTGTTCTTCCAATAGAATTATCTAGAGGATGCCCCTATGCTTGCGTGTTTTGCGAGTGGGGTGGTGGTATCGGTGGAAAGGTTATTCGTAAACCACTGGATATGATTAAACAAGATCTAGATTATATCCCACAGTTTGGTATTGAGGGTGTTCAAATTGTTGACGCAAACTATGGAATATTCAAAGAAGATGTTGATGTTTCAAATTATATCGAGCAGTCTAAGAACATATATGGGTTGCCAACTCAAGTTGAACTATTTGGTATAACGAAATCTAAACAAGAAGCAAGATGGGCTGTTATTGAACCATTGGCAAGATGTGGCGCAGTTAATCGTTACAAAATTAGTTTACAGTCTATTAGTCAAAAAGTTTTACGAAACATTAAAAGAACTGATGTACCAAGAGAAAAAGATTTTGAGTTTGCCAGATACTTGGAAAAGACATATGATGTTCGTTCAGATATTGAATTCATTCTTGGACTTCCAGGATACACGAAGGAAGATTTTTACGATGAGATAGATCTTCAGTACGAACATGGATATCAACTTGAACGATATATTTGGTTACTGCTACCAGACTCTCCTGCCTTTGATCCAGAGTATAAAAAAGAACATGGTATTAAAACTGCAAGGGTTTGTGTTGGTAAGTCTAGATTAAATAGCTATGAATTTAACGATGTAGATGAGTTCTCTAAATATCATATATCCGATGATCCTGTCTATATCTCAGATGTGGAGTTTGTGACTAAAGCCAACGGATACACTGAAGAAGAGTATACTGAGTTTTTCTTTGTGAATTATTGGATCGTCTACAATAGACCATTATTTGATTTCACCAAAATTGTTATCGATGCCAATATTGCATCTGGTAAAATTAGTAGACCATCTATTCTGTTTAGACATCTATACCAAAAGGTTATGTCCGATACTGATAATAAATATCTTTTGGCTATGAGAAACCTTAGCGATCAGATGCAAGAATTAGTTTCAGGTAATAGAAAAGAGATTGTAGATTTTAGAGAATATAATTTACCACACACAAATGTGTCTGCAAATTTAAGTTATATTTTTCAATCTTGTGCTGTAGTGTTTCAGGAAGATTATTTAAAATTCTTAGTAGAATTAGCAGAGCAATTAAATTTAGATGTACCAGAGTCAATATATGAACAATGGGCTGAAAGAGTTAATTCTTTAAAGTTTTCCACTGCTCCAAAGTATGATAAATTTTATCAGATAAGAACCTTTTACGAAAATTTTATTAATGAGAAACATAGCGCAATTAGTTGAACAAGTAAATAGAATTCCTCATCTGCCGTTAAATTTTAAATACGATGCAGAAAGGATTGAGCACGAGATTCGTGAGTGTCCATTTCCGCTAATGCCATACTCAGCTACTATGCAAGAGAATCATGGACACAGTAAAAGTAAGTGGAACAATTTATCATTGTTCAGTTATAATGGTGAAATATTTTGCGATAGATTAGAGGGTGCTGGTCCAGGAGAGTTAGAAAGAATTTGGGGGCAGTTTCAGAAAACTGGTTTGTCTGAATATCTGCCGTATACCTACGAAATTGTTGAACAGTTGGGTGGTGGTAAAGCGTTGGCAAGGATTGAGGAGATTCATCCTGGAACTGTAATGGGTTGGCATAATCATGCTTTTGAATTATATCATCCAGAGACGATGATGATTATTCAGTTACCAATTACGATGCCAGATAAGTTTAAATACTCTGTAATATCAAACAAACAATACAGAATGGTTGATTTTGGCAAGGAACTTCCAAAGGTATACGAAGCTAGTTATATACCGTCAACTCCAGTTGTGTTTAATGCATTCCACTATCACAATGTATTTAATTTTGATGAAGAAGGTGTGAGGCTAACAATTCGTTTCTTTGCAGACCTTAGAGATGACTTAGTTTATGATTTAGTTAAAGATGCAGTGAATTCTTATACTGGAGATTACATTGAATAACCTAAGTCAAATTGCACATCTTCCTTTACCTATTGAGTTTGATGCATCTAAGATTTTATCAGAGATACAAGGTTTAGAGTTTTATCCCTATAATAGTTGGGAAGATATCAAAGCTGGATGTTACATAGAATCTTCTTGGGATTCTATCGCTTTGTATAGCATTAACGGAGATTGCAAATCTGATCCCAAAGAAGCATGGACTGGAGAGTTTAAAGAAACTGATGCTATAAAGAAATGTCCTTATCTCCGAGAACTTCTACTATCTTTAGGTGCTGGTAATTTACTGGCTAGAATAGAAAGAATAAATCCAAATGGTTCTGCAGGCTGGCATAGTCATGTATTAGAATCTAAACAACCAGAATGGATTTCTGTTTGGCAGTTACCTATTCAGATGCCCGAGAATTCAAAATTTAGTGTGCTACACTATATGGATTATAGATGTTCAGATTTTAATAAACCGATCCCAGTTTATGAGGAATCCTACCCTGTGGGGAGAGGATATTGTTTTAATAGCTATCACTATCATAATGCGTTTAATTATGGAGATTCTCCCATGATTATGGTTAGGTTTTATGTAGACTCCAGAAACCCAAATATCCGAAACATTTTGGAGTTTTCTATAAATAATTACGATGGTTCTTATATGGAAATTGCATAAGAATTGCATCCTTATTAGAACTCCTAAATAATAAATATATTGTAAACCCATAGGAACACCAATAAAATGGCTTCAATAACAACTAGAAGTACTGCTGGCAGTGGAGCAACTGTCAAGAATCTTCCATTGTCAAACTCAGAAATTGATAACAATTTCTTAAACCTGAACAGCTTTAAAGTAGAAACTACCGATGCCGTTAGCACAAATACTGCTAATGCTGTAGTTCGTAGAGATGGTTCTGGAGGGTTTCTTTCTGGTTCAATCGGTATTACTGGAACCCTAGATGCTTCTGGTGCAACCACTCTTTCTAGTACACTAGCCGTAACTGGTAATACCACGATAACTGCAGACTTGGCAGTTAATGGTGGTGATATTACTACTACTGCGACCACATTTAATCTAGTTAATGCCACGGCAACCACTCTTAATATTGGCGGTGCTGCAACTACTATTGCTCTTGGTTCAGCCACTGCAGCTTTAACCTATAATGGAACTTCACTAACAGCTTCTGATTCTGTCACTCAAGTTAAATCTCTAGGAGTTGGGCTTGCAGCTTCTGCCACTAGTGGCGAGATTCGTGCAGCTGGTAATATTAGCTCTAACTACTCAGACGAACGATTAAAAGAAAATATTCAAGTTATTGAAAATGCATTAGAAAAAGTATGTTCTTTGCGAGGTGTTACTTATACGGCAAACCAGTTGGCAGAATCTTTTGGCTATACTAGTAAAGAAAGCCAAGTCGGTGTTTTAGCTGGTGAAGTAGAAAAAGTTCTCCCTGAAGTTGTTAAACCTGCACCATTTGATATCATGTTATTTGAAAGTTCAGAGATTTCTCGTTCAGGCGAAAATTACAAAACAGTGCAGTACGAAAAACTAGTCCCTCTTTTAATAGAAGCGATAAAAGAGCTAAATAAAGAGATACAAGAATTAAAAGGAGTTAAATAATGCCAGCAACAGTCTTAGGCGACCAGTATGTTACCATAGGTGTTGGTACTACTGCTCAGCGTCCAGCAAGTCCTGTACAGGGGATGACCAGATACAACACAGATCTGTCCAGTGTAGAAATTTGGGATGGAACTGCTTGGGTTCCAGTTTCAGTTTCTGGATACAATGTTCTTTCAGTAGACAGTAGTGGTAATCTTATACACAATCAAATATTAGGGACTGAAGCAAGCACATCTGTATCTAATATTGAAAATGCGCTGACTGCGTTCTTCTCTAATAAATTAACACTAGCCATTAACTCTTCTGGCCAGTTAACTGCTACATATTAAGGTATAGGAAATGACAATATCAACATTGAGTAAACTAAGATTTAATCCAAGAGGTTCTTGGGTTGCAGCCACATCATACTTGGTAGATGACATCGTTCTTTACAAAAACAAATACTATGCTTGTGAAGTAGCCAATTCATCTTCAACCACTCCAGAATTAAACACTGCGAATTGGGATTTAATGGGTGGTGGTGTGTATCAAGCTGGTGAGTGGTCAAATGCTACTGCTTATGCTGTGGGTGATATTATAACTTATAAAAGAACACTACCTTATAATGATCACCACAATTATCTAGAACAAGATTCATATATCTGTATTCAAACAGGTACAAATCAGAATCCATCAACTCAAACTGCATATTGGAAAAAGATTTCCACTGGGACTATGAGAGATAAATTTGCTTATTTGTTCGGTCCAAACGAAGGTTATTCACCAACACATAAAACTGTTTGGGATGCTTATGCGCTTGCAGTACCTGGAACTAGTTATGTTGGTATGGGCGATAGTTTCGGTGAGTTTAAAACTCCTGGATCTAATCTAGCAGGTAATGGTGCAGTACAGTATGTTAATAGAAGATACGGTTTAATGTCTTATGGTAGAAACTCTAGCTACAATTTAGGTACTGGTGTAGCGTCAGGAACACAACAAACTCCAGGAGAAGCATCGTTCTCTCATTTGAGTTGGTTTGATGGTTCTCTTCCAACTTCTCCAACCACAGCAGCACCAAAACTTATTCAAATTGAAAGCGATGGCGGATTTGATGGTACTCTAGTACTATTTGACAATGGCGAAGTACACTCTGCAGGATATAATGTTCAAGGTGCTTGTGGACATGGCCAAACTACACAGTATACCAATTTTACACAGTGTGGATACGCTGGTATTAATAAAACTAGTCCAACAACAATTCTTCGCACTAAGAAAGCCATTCGTATTGCTTCTTCTTCTGACGGTAATATTTCTACAAGATCTTGCTACGCTTTAATTCGTAACTCAGATGATACTCGTGAATTATATGCGTGGGGTTATAATGGTTATGGACAATTGGGACAAGGTAATGCAACAGATTACTACCAACCAACTTTAGTTTCTTTTGACCAAACAACCAATGGTAAAATTATTGAGATCTGGGCAACTGGTGGTAACTATGGATCTTTCTGGTTCTTGACTGATCAAGGAAAGATGTATGCAATAGGATACAATGGTAACGGACAATTAGGTGTTGGTGATACTACAAATCGTTCTTCACCAACATTTGTTAAAACATGGGGTACAACTTCTACAACTGGTATTAAGAAATTTAATACTAGTGGTGGAAATTCATCTGGTTCTACTGTATCACTGTTAGTTATTAGAAGAGATAATACTCTTTGGACTTGGGGTTATAATGGTTATGGACAACTTGCACATAACCACACTTATAATGTGTGTCTACCTCTAGAAGTTTATACTGGAGGGTATAATGGTGTTACAGCTGCCGTGACGACAGCAGCCCCACAAAATACTTCTCCGAGTGGAACAAAGTTAACAGATGTGTGGAATGCTTGGCACTACGGTGGTCAATACGGATCTATGATGGTCACAAGAGGATCATCAGATTCATCCAATACTGCATATACTTGTGGGTATAATGGTTACTATCAACTATCCGTGGCACAAGCATCTACTACAAACTACTCAACTTTACAAGCTACTCAATTTAGAAGTGGAACTGCTTTAACCAATGTGGTTGATATGGCATCAAATTGTGGTGCTTCTTCGTATACTAATATGTCAGTTAAGAGAAGTGATGGTGATTGGTATTTCTGCGGGTATTCAAACAATGGTGGTGCTTGGGCTTCTGGAAATACAGATACATACAATGAGAGACAAGACAGAGATCCAGATAATATTTCTGCAAACTATCGACTAAAGAATAATCTATTGTATCCACATGCTCAGATTAGTACATATCGTTCTTACTGGAAATACTACCCAACTGGCCACTCAAGTAATAAGTTCGGTTTCTATGTAGATTTAACTACAGGTCGATGCTATAATACTGGATACTCAAATGACTATACTATTAGTGGAACGCACTATAGAGGTTCTTATTGGAATGTCATGACTAAACTAAAGAACCAATAAGATTAAGGGAAAATAACAAATGACTACATTAACATTAGGTAAGATTAAATTTGTAAACAGAGGAGCCTGGAGTTCTACTGCTACATATACACAAGGTGATGTTGTTCAGTATAACGGACAATCTTACATCTATAAGAATGAAACTTCCAAATCTTATACATCTTTATTATTTGGTCCATTAAGTGGATTCCCAATGACAGGAAACATTAGTGGAATGACATTTGGTACTGATACTTTCACTGTAACATGGGATACTACTTTACCAAATATTGCAGATTCTAGAATCGTTGCAAATGCTGATTTATTTGCATATGCTAGTTTCTTAGAACCAGATTGTAGAATTATTTCTATCACTAATATATCAACAACACAATCAACTATTCAAGTTAGCAAACGAAATACTCTTACTACTGGATCTATTAGTGGAGTGGTTGCTATTGGTCCAAGAAGAATGGCCAATACCTATGAAGTCGCTCTAAACAAAACCGATTGGGATTTGTTAAGTGAAGGTATGACATATTCTGGTGAGTGGTCAAGAACTGCTAATTATACAGATGGTCAGATAGTTGTAAGAAATGGTAATTCTTATTTCTGTACTAATGGTCATACTAATGTGGATCCACTTTTTGATTATGTTGGTGTCTGGGAACCATTCCTTATTGGTCACGATGCTTTACCTCACGAAAGAATCGTATGCGGTGTCAATAAAAATCCATTTAATTGGGCAGGACATCCGTATGTTAAGAAACCAACCTTCTCAAACGCAACTACAATAGGTGCGACTGCAATGATTGCAGGTACTACTTACACTATTGTAACTGTTGGTACAAGCACCTTTACTAGTTTCGGTGCAGCATATAATACTGTTGGAACTGAATTCGTAGCAACTGCCACAGGTACAGGTACTGGTACAGTAGCTTGTACATATTCTGGTATTCCTTGGAACATTCCTGCATCTCATAAAGACCCAGCAACGAACTCATTGGCTGCATGGGCATGGGCATGGAATACACCACATATGCCAGCGCAGATGAAGTATCGTGGATCTCTTTCTGTTGGTGCTGATGGTCGTGGACACAGAATTGGTAAGGGACATATCTACTATGGTCAGGGTGGTCCAGGACAGTTAGATAGTTACCGTCTAAGTGCTGGTGAAGAAGCTGCTCAGTATTTTAATGATTACTATACAGATGCAAACCCGCACTTTGGTAATAAATCTTTTGCTGAAAACTTTAGAAAGAGTCAAGCACCACGACTAATGCAAAACAATGCGCAGTGGACAACTAATGCTTCGCTAACATCCAATGGTACTGTTATTGTTGGTGGTACTTCTAGCGGTTCTTCTTTGGGTACTGGTGAAGATGCAGATTATTCATCTGCATATATTCAGTTGGACAAGTCAAGATTTGGTAATCGTGCCATCGTTAAACTAGCAGGTGGTAATTCAAATTCTAGAAACTCCAGTGTTTGGTACGCTGCACTAGATGAATTTGGTGAGTTGTGGACATGGGGTTACAATGGTTACGGACAGTGCGGTATTGGTCCAGAAAACCATCTTTCCACTGGTTATCGTATAGCTAATAGAACAGATAATGTCCGAACACCAATGTGTTTACCGAAAGAAATTTTCTTTGAAAATAATAGAATTGTTGATGTGTTTACTCAGGAAAACTCTATTCATGTGCTAGATGAAGCAGGAAACCTATGGGGTTGGGGTAGAAATAACTACGGACAACTAGGATATTCAACTGCATCTTTTGCAAGCGCAAGTCAATCTGCTGCACCATATAAAGTGCCTGTTACATGGTCTACATACGGTGGTATCCAAAAGGTTATGACTCCTTCTGCGGAAAATGCTGAGTGGCTCATGGTTCTTGATGGACAAGGTCATGTATGGACACAAGGATATAATGATGTTGGGCAACTAGGAACTAATAACACTACTAGTGATAGTAATTCTACTGGTACGCTAAGAAGAACTTCTTCTACTGCTGGTTGGTCTATTGGTGGTGGTATTAAGAATATTTGGGCAACAACAGGTGGTTGCCAGTTATCATTCTTCTTAGATACAAGTTTACAACTATGGGGATGCGGTAATGCTGGTAATTACAACTTTGGATCTGCGTCTACTTCGAGCAGATTAACACCAGCACAGATGTTTGGACCAAAGGGAGCGATGACTGATATTGTTTGTATGTCAGGTAGTGGTCGCTCTGGTGCTAATACCCAAGTATGTTTAGATAAAGATGGTATCACATATGGTTCTGGATGGAATCAGTATGGAGAAGCTGGTGTTGGTCATCAGAATGTGGTAGGTAATAACTACACATATCATCAACAGAATGGAACCAGCAGCACTAATGCTGGATGGGCTCGTTGTTTTATGGCTAGTAACTACTATGAACCAGGAAATCGTGTTGTTGATATTTGGGGTTATGGTGATTATGATGGTCCTGCTGGACATGTAACTTCCAACTTCTGGTTGACAGAACGAGGAGAAATTCTATTGTGCGGCAGAGACTATAATTACAGTATCAATGGTCAAGGTGAGCCTCAGAATACTCCACATCCAGTACCTAATTTTGTTTAAGGGATAAAAATGGCAACGAGCAAGATAACTACTAGAAAAATAGTATCGCAAACAGATGACACTACTACAGCATTTCCTTCTTTAGGATTTGATCTTCATAAAATTCTTGAAGAAGATACAGAAATTAATGGTGTTACGCAATTTAAGGGTGACCGAGATCCTCGTTACCCAACTGAATGGGATGCGGAAAATATTTACTTAATTACTATTGGTAACAAAAGATATGATTCTGTTCATAAAGACATGACAGAAGAAATGTTGACACCTACTGATGATAATGACTTTAATATTGAAACAAAACTAGATGGCAACTTTACAAAAACTGTATTGTTATACAATGGTTCTATTGCAAATAAATACAAGGAAGATCCAGAGTATCTAAACAAATTGGGTTTACCTGCATATGATGTTGCTGTTCATAAAAAAGATTTAATTTCTTTGTATAATATTCCTGAGGTTGTATTAGAACAGGCTCAAAAGAATGCGGATGAAGAAGAAGCAAGAATGGCAGCTAGGTTAGAAAGAATAAAATCTTCTGAAAGTGAACCAGAAGTAGATTTAGAAGCTATGGCTAAAGCATTTGCAGAAGAAGCTGTGAGACTAGCTACAGCCTCAGCAGGAAAAGTATTTACAGAAGAACAAGCATAATAGCATAATAGGAAAAAGGTAAATTAAATGCCACTATCAAGATCTTTAGCGGGTGACTTAGATTACACCCAATTAAAACAAAATTGGATGGGAAGCTGGGATGAAGGAACCATTTATAAAATAAATGATACAGTTCGTATTAATGGTAAAGCCTATGTGATGAATAGCAACTACCATGTAGAAAACAATCTATTTGGTCATGAAGTAAAACCAGGAATTGATACGACTAACTGGACTCTAGTAATAAGTGGTTCTGTCTATAAAGGTGACTGGGCATTTAAAGATCAACATTATGTTGGCGACATTGTTCGTTACAATGGTGACTTTTTCCAGTGTGTTACTGATAATTTTGGTGGACATCCAATTTATGAGAATGGTGCAGTTACAACTAAGTGGACTAAAATTGCAGAATGTTCTAGACTAGATAGATCGAAAAATCAACTACAATTTGCGCTATATCCTCCAATGGGTTGGACTCGCAATATGTGCGAAGATAATAATATGGCTAACCAGACAGGATATATTAATATCATGACAATTAATGGTAACTATGAGTTATCTTTCTTGGGTCGTGATTATGGTGATATTGGACACGGACTAGGTGAAAGAACTACTTGGATGGCTTCTAATAATGTGAATGCCAGTGGTACATTTAATTACACTAAAAATGCTGGTTTTGATTTCTATGATTATATCGATGGATATAGACCATCAATTACTGGTGGTGCTCCAAAATTAATCCAACTTACAGGAACAGATGCCTTTACATTTGCTTTATTTGATAATGGCGAATTATATAAATGTGGTTACGCTGGGCATGGACAAAATGGTGATGCAACTACTACTAACAGACAATATTTCCGAAGAGTTGGAAGATCTGGTGCTAGAGGAACTGGTGTACTAAGAGATGTATTTGTTATTAAAGCTGGTCACTCTGCAAAGGGTGTATATTCAAATGATACTGATACTCACTCTTGCTATGCATTAGATAATACAGGTCGTGTGTGGACATGGGGATATAATGGCTACGGACAATTAGGACACGGTAATACATCTAACTACTCAACACCAACAGTAATACCACAAAATTATTTTCATGGTAAAGCTATTGTAGATATGTGGATGTCTGGATATGATTACCAATCTTCATACGCATTAACTCAAGATGGTGATTTATATTCTTGGGGTTATAATGGTTACGGGCAACTAGGACAAGGTAACTATGGTAATCTTTATCGTCCAGAAAGAATTAAATATAACTGGGCAAGATTTGGTGGTATTAAGAAAGTTATGTTCCAAGGACAAGGATCCTATGGTAATGGAGTTGTTTTAACCAACGACGGAACTTTGCACTATGTTGGTTACTACGGTGCAAGTGGTGCGTCTATTTATGGTATGGGCAATACAAACCAAACATATATTGGCGTCTTTACTCCAGCTGCTCAATTATTTAATTACCGTAGAAATTCTAAAGGCATTGGTAATAAAATGTCTGAGATAGGTAATCTTAATGATGTCATGAGAAACTGTGAAGAGTTCTGGCTAATCAATCGAAGTAACATGACCCATGGTATAGTTATCAAAGAAAAGGGTACTGGTGCTATGTTTCTAATTGGTGATAACGGACAAGGTTCTATTCCAACATATAGAAAACATCTAAACTATGATGAGTGTGTTTCTGATAATGCCTACAATAACCCAAACACTCAGACTCCAGTTCCTATTCATATGGGTAATATGACTGATATTAAGTATATTCATACAGCTAAGGCAAATGCAAACTTAAAAGTTATTTTCCAAAACTCAGACGGAAGAACATGGTCAAACGGAACGAATGGAACTGCTTGGTCTCGTGGTGTTGGTCAAAACGGAGGTGCTGATCCTACTGCTCAACATAATCGTGGTGGTAACAGATTACCATGGGAACATTTCCAAAGAGGAGCATATCATCCAATGCAACCAAGATTCCATGAACCTGCTTATATGATTGGTGCTGTGGGTGAAGATGCAGAATCTGGTTTCTGTCTCATTACCACTAATAATAGATTCGTTCTTTCTACTGGTTCTATGGCTTGGTACTACGGATGGGATGGCTCAAACAACCCATCACAACATGGTTGGGGTCAGGCAAACTTTACAAGAACTGATTTGTAAGAAAGCAAATCCCTTAGTTTATAAATAAGATGTAAACTGGGGATTAAATAAAAATGGCTACTATTAGCAACCTTTTTGTAGATGCTGGAAGCACTTATAGTAATATAATTACTGTGACTGCTTCTAATGGTCAAGCACTAGATTTGACTGGGTATACTGTAGCTTCACAAATTAGAAAATCATACAGTTCTAGTACTGTGTATAACTTTAATGCCAGCATCTATAATGCAGCTACTGGTAAGATAAGATTACAATTATCAAACACTCAATCAGAGGCTATCCCTTCTGGCAGATGGCTTTATGATGTAGAAATAACTTCTCCTGCTACGACTAAAACTAGAGTGGTTGAAGGTATTGTAACAGTAACACCACAAATTACTCAGATATAATATGGCAGATACAATAGCGGTAGTTTCACCTGATGAAGCATTAACAGTTGCAGTATCCGAAGGGGTATTGACTCTTTCATCATCAACTGTTACTAATCCAGCAGTGGTAGAATCATTGAGTGCGATTGCAGATGTCGATACAACTACTAAGATTAATGGATCAGTTTTAGTATACAGAACAACAACAAATAAGTGGACATCCACCACCACCCTCGATGCTCAGAACATGGAAGGTGGAGAATTTTAACGGAGAAATAAAAGATGGCATCTATTATTCGCATAAAGCGTTCGTCAGTAACAGGTAATCCAGCAACGCTGGGTGCTGGCGAATTAGCGTATTCAGCATTAACCGACAATGGTTCTAATGGTGGTGATCGCCTATACATTGGTTTTGGTACAGAAACATCAGGTAATGCAGCAAACCACTTTGTCATCGGTGGTAAATACTTTACCGACATGTTGGATCATACTCCAGGTACGCTAACTGCGTCATCTGCGATTGTTCTTGATGCCAGCAGTAAAATTAATAACCTTAATGTTGGTAATCTAACTCTTACTGGTAGCACTAATACTATCAGTTCAACTGATACCAATGGTAACATTGTTCTTACTCCAAACGGTACTGGTAAAACAGTTCTTAATAATGTATACATTAATGGAACTTCAGATAGTCTTGCCGAGTTCATCTTTGATACAGTTGGTGGTGCAGTAACTGGTACTGCTGGTCAGATTCTTGTTACCAACTCTGATGGTTCTAATACTTCTACTCTTTCTCTAATTAACACTGCAGTAACTGCAGGTAGTTACGGATCTGCCACTGCAATCCCAGTATTTACTGTTGATGCTCAAGGTCGTTTGACTGCAGCTTCTACTGCTTCAATTACCACTACTCTTAGTATTGCTGGTGACACTGGTACTGACTCTGTTGCTCTTGCCACTGATACTGTTACCTTCGTTGGTGGTACTGGTATTACTTCTACAGTTGCTGCAGTTGGTACAGCCACTAGCGTTACATTCGATATCGATTCGACTGTTGCTACGCTAACTGGCACTCAGACTCTTACTAATAAGACACTAACTAGCCCAACAATCAATGGTGCAACCATTGGTTCTACAGGTGCTACATTTAATGGATCTACTTCAGGTACAATTACTGTACTTGCTTCTGCTGTTGCTGGGTCAAATTCATTAACTCTGCCAGCAGCAACAGATATGCTAGTTGGTCGTGCTACTACTGATACACTTACTAACAAGACAATTAGTTTCGGTTCAAACACCGTAACTATGACTTCTGCTCAATTGGCAACTGCGGTTTCCGATGAGACTGGTTCTGGTGCTCTAGTATTTGCTACTAGTCCAACTCTAGTAACACCAACTCTTGGTGTTGCTTCTGCCACAAGTATTAATAAAGTTACTCTTACTGCTCCTGCGACTGGTTCTACTTTAACTATCGCTGATGGTAAAACTCTCACTGCAAGTAATACCCTAACATTCACTGGTACAGATACTGCTTCTGTGGCATTCGGTGCTGGTGGTACTGTTGCTTATGTAGCAAACAAATTAAGTGTTTTTGCTGCAACTACTTCTGCTGAACTTGCTGGTGTTATCTCCGATGAGACTGGTTCTGGTGCTTTAGTATTCGCATCTAGCCCAACTCTAGTAACACCAACTCTTGGTGCTGCTTTAGCAACTAGCATTACTGCCACTTCTGGTAATATGACTGTTAATGCTGCAGCTGGTAACAACAGTGTTAACTTGGTACCAACTGGTACTGGTACTGTTGATGTTGCTAACAAGCGTATTACTTCTGTTGCTGAACCTACTCAGTCTACTGACGCTGCAACTAAGAACTATGTTGACGCTGTTAAAACTGGTCTAAAGGTTAAAGATGCAGTTCGTGCAGCAACTACTGCAAACTTAACTGCAACATATGCTAACGGATCTTCTGGTGTTGGTGCTACATTAACTAACTCTGGATCTCAAGCTGCCTTTACAATTGATTCGATCGTCTTAACAGCTGGACAGCGTGTTCTTGTTAAAGATCAATCAACTGCTTTCCAAAATGGTATCTATACAGTAACCACTGTTGGTACTGTTTCTACAAACTGGGTGCTTACTCGTGCAATCGATAATGATGACAATTCCACTGTTTTAGAGATTGAAGGTGGAGATTTCTGTTTTGTTCAAGAAGGTACAGTTAACGCTGATAATGGTTTTGTTGTAACTACTAATGGTGCTATTACAATTGGTACTACTGGAATTGACTATGTTCAGTTCTCTGGTGCTGGGCAAGTTGTTGCTGGTGATGGTTTAACAAAGACTGGTAACACTTTAAATGTTGTTGGTACTGCAGGTAGAATTACTATTAGTGCAGATGCAGTAGATATTGCATCAACTTATGTTGGTCAATCAACTATTACTACTCTTGGTACTATCGCTACTGGTACTTGGCAAGGTACTATCGTTGGTCCAACTTATGGTGGTACTGGTGTAAACAACGGATCAAATACATTAACTCTAGCAGGTAATGTATCTCATGCTGGTGCGTTTGCTCAGACATTTACTGCAACTGCAAACACCTCATTAACACTACCTGTTACTGGTACTCTTGCTACTCTAGCTGGATCTGAAGCACTAAGCAATAAGACAATTACTGCTTCTTCTTTCAGTGGTACTACTATTGCTGGTTCTGGTTTAATTACTTTCACTAACACTACTGAAGCTGGTCCACTTGGAACTGCTGGTGTTGTTATGTCTGGTGGTTTATCAGTTGCTAAGAAAATTTATGTTGGAACTGATATTATCGGTGCAGGTGCTGCTACTTCATTATTGGATGGATTCCAGATTGATGGTGGCACTTATTAAAATTCGCTAAATACATGAGTGGGGTGTAATTCCCACTACCAGTATATACTGGTTTTTTTGTTTTAAATTCTATATAGAATAGGTTATTATAATGCCATCTGCAGGAGGCGGTAGCCCACCACTTACCTTAAACTCAAACATCGTTATTTTAAAACGAAGTGCAGTTCCAGGTAAAATCCCTCTCACCACCGATATTGCGCTGGGTGAGATTGCGATTAATACCTACAATGGTAACCTATTTTTCAAAAAAGACGATGGAATAACAGAGTCTATCGTTGCAGTTTCCACATCAGATGGAACACAAACCCTTTCCAATAAAACTCTATCAGCAGCAACCCTAACAGGAACACTAACAGCTGGTGGTGGAGTAGGCACAAATGGGCAAGTTTTAACATCTACTGGAACAGGTGTTCAGTGGAGTACACCAGCTGGTGATGTTACATTAACTGGCACACAAACCCTAACAAACAAAACTCTAAGTGGTGTAACCCTAACTGGTGCAGTTACTGCAGGTGGTAACACTGGTGCCAATGGTTATATTTTAACATCTACTGGAACTGGTGTTCAGTGGGTTTCAAACTCAGCAGCATCATTAGATGGTTTAACTGATGTTACTATCACATCACCAACTGCCCAGCAAGTTTTAAAATATAACGGATCGATCTGGCAAAATTCTAATCCAGATGCTGTAATAGCCTCTGCAGTTTTTGCCACTAATGCTCAGTCGGATCTTGGTTTAGTCACTGATGGTGTAGTGACAATTACAGAAGATCTAGGATTAGTAACTGCAGTTTCTGAGTACATTTATAACATGGGTACTCTTGTTGTTGATGGTATCGTTTCATTGAATAATATCGATCAGTCTATTAAGGCTGACTATATTGCTTACTCTATTATTTTTGGTTTCTAAAGGAAAAACATGGCTCGCCAACTAGTTGAAAAATATATTTTTACTCCAGGTATTGCAAATGCTGGAACTATTAAGTTCCCTGGAAAGTGTGATGCGACTCAACTATTGATTGTTGCGAATAAATCTATTCAAGAAAACATTTATGCGATTGGTGATCCAACTCGTAGTGGTACAGTATCATTCGACCCTAGTGATAGTAATACTTTTTATTCCGAACAAGATGGTGCTACTACTGTAACATTTAGTAAAGATACTTCGGCAATGTCAGCCAATGACAAAATTGCCATTTATACTGATGCGCCTAAACAAGTTGGTAACATTGTTCGTCCATATGCATTCGGTGTTGATGCAATTGAAAGAATGCGTATCGCACAACCACAATCACTAATTGATGCTGACTTTGAATATGGTCTTCAACCAACAAAGTGGCAGAACTATACTGACATTCGTAATGTTCCAGGAATTTTTGAAAAGCCTGGACTAGATTTGTTTATTACTTCTATCACTACTGATGGTAATTCTCCATCAATGATCACTGTAACTACTTCTGTTTCTCATGGTCTTACTGTTAATAACCCAGTTATTATTTTTGGATTAACCAACACTGCAAACTACGCAAGAGCAGAAGGTGCTTTTGTAATTAACTCTGTTCCAACTAGCACTACATTTACATACTATGCTAAAGGTATTGTTGGAACAAATGGTTTATCAATTTTTGGTAGTTCCACTTATGGTCGTCGTGGTGGTTTTTATGCTGGTTCACAATTACCTGTTTCATCTGTTACATCAAACGGAGCGAATCCATCAGTTATTACTGTTACTTGTTCTGCCAACCATGGTTTAGTTCCAGGTGCTCCTGTCGTTGGTGTTGCCAGTTCTGTTGGGACAAACCACGCACTATTAACTGGTAACTTTTTTGCAGAATCAGTTCCATCTCCAACTACATTTACATTTACTGCTCGTGTCGGTGGTGCGGTGGCTTCCGCTGCTATTACTATGGTTATTCATACAAGATCAGATGCGTTTGTTATGCATCGACCATTTGATGGTGGTGTGACTCTTGGAACTTTTGTTGCCTCACATGGTGCGTCTGTTTCTCGTCAAACTAAAAAGTATATGCGTTACCAATCTGGTAAAGGTGTTCTTTGGACTTCAGGTGTTTTATTTAATCCAGTTCTTAACCTTGACCAAATCTCAGCTGCAAATACTACTGTTGGCTCAACAATTACTGTCACAACAGAATCTGACCATGGTTTACAAATTGGTGCGTCAGTTCTAATTTCTGGTGTTGTTACCAGTGGATACAACGGAACATATGGTGTTGCTGGTATTACCAGTGAAAATATTTTTACAGTTTCTGCACAGGGTACACTAGGTTCTACTAGTGCAGTTATTACAAACCTTCCTCGTGTCACAGTTAAAAACTGGCATGGGGCTTCTGTTCGTGTTGGACCATTCGATGATCAAAATGGATTATTCTGGGAATTTGACGGATCAGAAATGGCAGTTGTTAAAAGATCAGGTACATATCAATTATCTGGTTTTGTGGCAGTAAATGCTGGATCACAATTAATATCTGGCACAAATTGTCGTTTCACTCAACAATTAAAAGCTGGTGATAGAATTGTTATTCGTGGTATGACTTACATGGTTGGTTCCATTACTGATGATAATACAATGACAGTTAACCCAGAGTATAGAGGTGTCTCAAATTCTACTGGGGTTAAAATTTCAGTTGTTATAGATCAAAGAATTCCTCAATCTCAATTTAATATTGATAAAGTTGATGGTACTGGTATTTCTGGATACAATTTAAACCTTAACAAAATGCAAATGTTGGGTATTTCATTCTCTTGGTATGGTGCTGGTTTTATCGACTTTATGTGTCGTGGTGGTGATGGTAATATGGTTCTTGTTCACCGTATGAAACAGAATAACTTAAACGATGAAGCATACATGCGATCTGGTAACAGCGCAGTTCGTTATCAAGCTATCAATGAATCTGTTATTGGAAGATTAGCCACAACTATTAGTAATTCAGCAACATCAATTGAGTTAGTAGATGCGCAGCGTTTCCCATCTAGCGGAACTGTAATGATAGAAAATGAGTGTATTAATTATAGTAGTAAAGCAGGTAATATTTTAAATGGTTGCACCAGAGGTGCTTCCTTCCAACAATTTGCTGGCGGATCTCAGAAAACATTTAGTGGTGGTGCAGCTGCATCCCATGTAGTTGGTAATGGTTTTAATTCAGTTATTCTTATTAGTTGTACAGCATCACCAGTTATTAATCACTGGGGTTCATCTTATATTATGGATGGTGGATTTGATACTGATCGTGGATACTTTTTTAACTATGCATCATTAAATAATAATATTCCAGCAGACTCATCAGAAACAGCTTTCTTCTTAAGATTAGCTCCATCTGTATCAAACTCTATATCTGGAACTTTAGGTGAACGAGATTTAATTAATAGATCTCAGTTATTGCTACAAAAACTACAGATGACATCAACACAAAATATTCAAGTTTACGGTATTTTGAATCCAGGTAATATTGATGCGTCTTCATTAACATGGAATTCTGTTAATACTAGCGCATTAGGATCCCAACCATCATTTGCGCAAATTTCAACAAGCGTTACTACTACTGCAACTCCAGGTGAACAAGTGTTTGCGACGCTTGCGCAGGTTAATGGTTTTGCTGAAATCGACTTGGGTCAGTTAAAAGAATTAACTAATTCTGCTATTGGTGGATATAGTAATTATCCAGATGGTCCAGATGTCTTGGCAGTTGTTATTAAAAACTTATCTGCTTCTTCGTGCACCACAAACATCAACTTATTCTGGTCAGAAGCCCAAGCATAAATATATCGAAAGAGGAATAATAAATGGCAACGCAAGTACAATTTAGAAGAGGAACTACTACCCAGAACAATGCATTCACAGGTGCTATTGGTGAGATTACCTATGACACTGAAGTAAAAACATTTAGACTTCATGATGGTACAACTCCAGGTGGTGGGTCAATTTTAATTAATAATACTTTTGCACAAACACTAACCAATAAAACCATGTCCACAAACTGTGTTTGGAATGGTCAGCCAATCGGTTTAGGATACGGTGGTACTGGTGCTTCTCTGTCAGCAGCTTCTGGTGCAGTTGCTTATTCTACAAATAGTAGTATTGGATTTACTGGTGTTGGTTCTTCTGGTCAGCTGTTAGTTTCTTCTGGATCTGGTGTGCCTGCTTGGGTTTCTCCAGCTTCAATTACTGCAGGTACTTCTAGCACTGCCGTTACTGCCACTAACATTGCTGGCGGATCAGCTGGTTACCTACCTTACCAAGCAGATACTGGAACAACTTCCTTTATTGCTCCAGGTGCTTCAGGAACTTTCCTTATTTCTACTGGTGCTTCTTCTGCTCCATCTTGGGCAGCTGGACAAATTACTGTTGGTTCTACTGCAATTTCTTTGGGTAGCACTAGTGCTTCTTTAGCTGGATTAGATATTCTTACTGCCACGGGTTCAAGCAACTGGAAAATCCCAGTTGGTAGTACTGGTCAAAGACCAGTAACTCCTGCCACTGGTATGATCCGCTATAATAGTACTCTTTCTTCTTTTGAAGGATATGCTGCAGCAGCATGGGCATCTCTGGGCGGTGTAAAATCAGTTGATGGATTTACTTTTATTATTGCAGAAACATCTGCAAGTGCATCAAATGGTGACTTAGATTTTTATGCTGAGGATGGTGCAGGAACTGCATCAACTCAAGTTGGTCAATGGAATAGAACTAATCTTAAAGATTACACTGGTACGCTAGTTGGAACACAAACTACTCAGAATGTGTTCAATGTAACTGCCACTACTGTTAATGCCTTTGGTGCAGCAACTGCATTAACAATTGGTGCTACTACTGGTACATCTACAGTTCGCAATAATTTAACTGTTACTGGTAATTTAACTGTAAATGGTACTACTACTACTGTAAATTCAACTACTGTTGAAATTCAAAATGCCTTTGTGTTTGAAGGTGCTACTGCTGATGGTTTTGAAACAACATTATCCACAGTAGATCCTACTGCAGACAGAACAATACTTTTACCTAATGCTAGCGATACGCTAGTTGGTAAAGCAACTACTGATACTCTTACTAATAAGTCTATCGATTTAACAAATAATACATTAACTGCTACTTCTGCTCAGTTGGCGACAGCCATTACTGACGAAACTGGTACAGGTGTTATAGTGTTTGGTACTAGTCCGACATTGACTACTAGCGTTGTTGCTGGTAGTGCATCGATGGATATTTTCAATACAACAGCCACTACTGTTAATGCTTTTGGTGCAGCTACCTCTCTTAATATTGGTAATGCTACTAGTGCTACATTAACACTTCGTCCAGGTACTGTTGTTGGTTCAAATACTACTCAGAACTTATACAATACAGTAGCCACTACTCTTAATATTGGTGGAGCAGCTACCACAGTTTCTATCGGTGCATCGACTGGTACATTAACATTAAATAATGCCAATACAGTTATCACTGGTAACTTAACTATTAATGGTACAACTACCACAGTTAATTCTAGCACTGTTAATTTAGATAATACTATTTTACAATTAGGTGGCGACACTGTTCCAACAGTCGATGATAATCAAGATCGTGGTGTGGCTTTCCGTTGGTTTAGCGGATCTGCTAAAAATGGTTTCTTTGGCTTTGATGACAGCACTGGATTCTTTACCTTTATTCCAGACACTACAATTACTACTGGTGTTGCTTCTGGGACAGTAGGTGTTATTGATGCTCTTCGTATTACTGGTTCTGCAGCCACTCTAACTACTGCACGAAATATTAACGGAACTGCATTTGATGGTTCTGCAGCAATTACTACTGCATCATGGGGTACTGCTAGAACTATCACTCTTGGTGGTACTGGTAAATCTGTTGATGGTTCTGTTGCAGTTACTTGGACTATCCCAGAAATTATTCCAACTAATACTAGTATACAGTTAGGTTCAATTGGAGTTGGAACTGCTGCTTCTGGTACTGCTGGTGAGATCCGTGCAACTGGAACTATTACTGGTTACTATTCTGATGATCGTCTTAAGACTCGTACTGGCAATATCGAAAATGCTTTGGAGAAAGTTCTTTCTCTTGATGGTTTCCACTATTATGCAAATGAAACTGCTGCATCATTAGGATACGATTCTTCTAAACAAGAAGTAGGTTTGTCTGCTCAACAAGTTCAGGCAGTTCTACCAGAGATCGTTGTTCCTGCTCCAATCGATGCAACATACTTAACTATTCATTATGAAAGAATGATTCCATTATTAGTTGAAGCTATTAAAGAACAGCAAAAACAAATCGAAGAACTAAAAGCAAAGTTAGGAAACTAAAATGGCTGTTTCTACAAGAGATGGGTTAAAACAATATGCGCTAAGAGCACTGGGTGCTCCCGTGCTTGAAATAAATGTGGACGATGATCAATTAGAAGATCGTCTTGATGAAGCATTAGATTATTGGAAAATATATCACTACGAAGGTATTGAGCAGATTTATCTTAAGCAACAAATTCGTGCTTCTGAAATTACATTATCTGCATCAGTTGCAGGTACATTTAATCTTGCTGAAAAAATTACTGGAGCAACTTCTGGTGCTACTGCTGAAGTTTGCCAAGAATCCAGCAGAACTTCTTCTGGAACACTATTACTAGTTAAAAATATTGTTGGAACTTTTACTGCTGGCGAAACGATTAATGGTTCAGCAGGGCATAATGCAACTCTGTCTTCTATTATAATCCGTGAATACGATAATCGTTATATTGAAATTCCAGACTATGTTTGGGGTGTCACTCAAATTATATCTGCTGGACAAGCATCTTCATCAAAGAACATTTTCGACTTGCAGTATCAATTAAGATTAAATGACTTGTATGATTTAACATCTACTTCTTTAATCTACTACAAAACAGTTATGTCGCATTTGGCTCTATTAGATTTAGAGTTAAATGGTCATCAAAGATTTAGGTTCAATCGTTTAAATGGTCGTTTATACCTAGACGCTAATTGGGCAACAGATTTTATTCTTGGTGATTATATTATTGTTCAGTCTTATCGTGCAATGGATCCGACCACATGGAGTAAAGTTTACAACGAACAGTGGTTAAAACACTATGTTATTGCATTGTTTAAAAAACAGTGGGCAACCAACATTAAAAAATTCTCTGGCATTCAACTTCCAGGTGGTGTAACTCTGGATGGTGATAAACTATATGACGAAGCCACTACAGAAATTAAAGACCTAGAAGACGAATTACAAAATAAATCAGCACCTCTTGATTTCTTTTTAGGATAACATGTCAACAACTAATGTTTATTTTTCTCATGGTACTAGAAATGAGCAGTACCTAGTTGAAGATCTCATTATCGAATCTCTTAAGATTTACGGTAATGAGTTCATGTACATTCCAAGAACATTAGTTTCTAAAGACGAGATTCTTGGTGAAGATCGTCTATCAAAATTTACCTCTTCATTTCCAATTGAAATGTATTTTGAGAATGTAGATTCTCTTGGTGGACAAGGTGCGTTCATTCAGAAGTTTGGTCTTATGATGGAACAGTCAGCTACATTGGTAGTTGCTCGTCGTCGCTGGGAACAGATGGTTGGTCGCTATGGTCAAACCATTCTACCAAATAGACCATGCGAAGGTGATTTAATTTACTTTCCATTAACTAAAGGTTTGTTTGAAATTAAATTTGTTGCCCATCAAGATCCATTTTATCAGCTTGGTAAACTATATGTTTACAAACTACAAGTTGAATTGTTCCAGTATGCTTCTGAAAGAATAGATACTGGCATTGCACCGATTGATGCCTTTGAAACTCTCAAGACATTTACCACTAATACAACTAGATCTCCTACAGGTGAAGTTACTAAGATTACAATGACTACTCAAGGATCAGGATACACTTCAGTTCCAACAGTATCCTTCACAAGCGCAACTGGTTCTGGTGCTACGGCAACTGCTGTTCGTGGAACAGGTACTACTGCAAATAAAATTATTCGCATTGATGTAACAAATCCAGGTAGTGGATACCAAACTGCTCCAGTAGTTTCTATAACTGGCGGTGGCGGATCTGGTGCGGTAGCAACTGCTTCTATTGATATTAATATTGATAAGCCAGAATCCTTCGGTGATAATAATAAGTTTAAAACACAAGCACAGGATGTATTGTTTAGCGTATCAAATCCATTCGGTGAAATTGACAGAGACAATAACCCATAATGTTAAACAGTAATGTATACTACCACGGAATAATCCGCAAGTGCATTGTAGGATTTGGTTCGCTATTCAGTGACATCTATATCGATCGTCGTGAAGGTGATTCTGTAACTGGTACGGTAATTCAAAGATTACAGATTCCACTGGCTTATGCACCAAAGGAAAAGTGGATTGTTCGTTTGGAACAAGATCCAACTTTGGAAAATCATGTTTATACAACTCTACCAAGAATGTCTTTTGAAATTATTGGTTATAACTATGATCCATCTCGTAAAGTAAATCGCATGCAACAGATAAAATGTGGTGATGGTACTGGTTCAGTATCTACTATGTATACTCCTGTTCCATACAATATTGATTTATCATTATACATTCTAACAAAAACTCAAGAAGATGGTCTACAAATTATAGAACAAATTCTTCCTACTTTTACACCTGAGTATACATTGACTCTTAATGCAGTTCCAGATATGAATGTTAAACTTGATGTTCCTATCGTGTTAAATAGTGTATCGGTTCAAGATGATTATGATGGAGATTTCCAAACTCGTAGGTTTGTTACTCATACTCTTAGCTTTCAAATGAAAATGAATTTATTTGGACCAATTTCTGGTCAAAGTATTATCGATACTGTTAATGCTAATGTTGGTCAGAACGAAAACTTTAGTGACCCAAATAGAATTTATACGGCAGAAGGTGATGTAACTACTGCAACAGTTGATAATGAGAGTTGGACATTTAACTTCTAATGGCACAAATTTATAATTCAAACTCCAATTTAAAAGCAGCTGGAGTTACCGTTGATTTTACACCTGAAGATGTAAAAGAGTACATGAAGTGTGCAGCAGATCCGATATATTTTATCGAGACCTACTGCTATATTGTTACACTGGATCATGGCTTACAGTTGTTTAAACTGTATGATTGCCAGAAAAACAAAGTAAATGTAATCCATACTAATCGTCGTGTGATTCTTATGGAAGGTCGTCAGCAAGGTAAGACAACTACCTCTGCAGCCTACATTCTTTGGTATACGATTTTCCAAGCCAACAAAACTGTGGCTATCCTTGCGAACAAAGCAACTGCTGCTCGTGAGGTTTTAGATCGTTATCAAACAATGTATGAGTTGCTGCCAAAGTGGATGCAGCAAGGTGTTACTACTTGGAACAAAGGTGATATTGAATTAGAGAATGGATCAAAAGTATTCACTGCTGCAACAGGTAAGTCTGGTATTCGTGGTAAATCAGTAAACATGTTGTATGTTGACGAGGCAGCGATTATTCCAAACAATGTGGCAGAAGAATTCTTTACTTCAGTCTATCCTACGATTTCAGCTGGTCAGACTACTAAGATTCTATTGTCTTCAACTCCTTTAGGATATAATCATTTCTGGAAGTTTTGGACAGATGCTGAAAAGGGTAGAAATGGATTCGTTAATCTATTCATACCATACTGGGAAATTCCAGGTCGTGATGAAGCATGGGCTGCAGAACAAAAAGCACAGCTTGGTGAACTTAAATTTACTCAAGAGGTTCTTTGTAACTTCTTAGGTTCTTCTCTTACTCTAGTTAGAGCAGATGCTATTTCTAGAATGAGTCCAGATACTATCGTCTATCAGAAAGATGGGTTAGATGTATATGTAAACCCACAGGCTGGTCATAGTTATTGTATGGTTTGCGATATAGCAAAAGGTGTTGGTGGGGATTATTCAGCATTCCAAGTTATTGATATTACAGAGGTTCCTTACAGAATCGTTGCAAAGTATCGTAATAATGAAATTAGTCCGTTGCTCTATCCAAATGTCATTTATAAAGTTGGATCAGACTACAACCAAGCATGGGTATTATTGGAAATTAACATCTCGGAACAGGTTGCTCACATCCTATATTCTGAGATGGAATACGAAAATATATTGATGGTTACAAGACACGCTATGGGGCAGACTGTCTCAGGTGGTTTTGGTGGTGGTAAAACACAATTGGGTGTTAATACCGATAAAAAGATTAAACGAATTGGGTGTCATAACTTTAAAGCACTCGTTGAGGAAAACAAACTTATTATAAATGATGCGGATACAATCTCTGAAATCTCGACTTTTATCGAGAAGAAGGGTTCATATGAAGCTGATGAAGGTTACCATGATGACTTAGTAATGCCTCTAGTTCTGTTTGGGTGGCTCACTACTAACAGTTATTTTAAAGACCTAAATAATGTTAATCTACGAAATATAATGTACGCTAAGCAAATGCAAGCGATCGAAGAAGAATTAACACCATTCGGTTTCTATGAAGATGGAAAGCCAGAGAAGGCTCCATTAAACTTCTAGAAATCGTGTAAAAACTAAATAAAATGTAGACATGAAATTGTCTAGGTAAACTTATTAACAAGGAGAAATACAATGCCGTTTCAACTATCTCCAGGCGTTGCAGTCGTAGAAAAAGATTTCACTTCTATCGTTCCAGCCGTATCATCATCTATTGGTGCTTTTGCTGGGGTGTTTCCATGGGGTCCAGTAATGGAACCTAGCACAGTTAGTTCTGAGAATGAACTAGTCCGTCGCTTCGGTAAACCAAATGATAGCAATTTTCAATCTTTTTTCACTGCTGCAAACTTCCTATCATACACAAATAATCTATTACTAGTCCGTGCTGACACTGGGGCTTTGAATGCGGTTGCCACTCAAACTGGTGGGGTAGCTACTATTGCTATTACTTCTGGTGGTTCTGGATACTCATCTACTGGTGCTGCTCCAACAGTAACATTCTCTGCTCCTACTGATGCTGGTGGTATTACTGCTACTGGAACTGCGGTTCTATCAGGTGGTGGTATTAGTGCGATTGCAGTTGCATCTGGTGGCTCTGGATATACCAGCGCAACTGTTACTATTACTCCTGCTGCTGGTGATTCTGGTACTGGTGCAGTAGGTACTGCTACTTTCTCTGGTGGTTTAGTGACTGGTATTACTATCACTACTGCAGGAACTGGTTACAAAGCTGCCCCAACAGTTTCTATTACTGGTAATGGTTCTGGTGCAGCACTTGGTGCTGTAACTCTAACAACTTCTACAGTTTCTAGTATTAATATTGTCACAGCTGGTAGCGGTTATACTACAGCACCTACTATTACAATCGCTGGTACTGCGACTGCGACTTGTACTATTTCTACTGCTGGTCTAAAAGTTACCAATGGTGAATATTACAATACATACCTAGCAAATGGTGCTGGTGTTGTTGGTGCATGGGCTGCAAAATATCCAGGAACTACTGGAAACTCATTACTAGTTTCTATGGCGGATTCTGCTACCTTTACTTCATGGGCTTATGCAGATCAGTTTGATGCTGCTCCAGGAACTTCTACTTACGCAAAAGATGTAATGGTTGCTCCAGCTGCTGTTGACGAAATGCATATTATCGTTATCGATGAAGATGGTCTTGTTACTGGCACCCCAGGATTTGTTCTAGAAAAATTCGCTTTTGTTTCTAAAGCGAACGATGCGAAGAAATCAGATGGTACTAATAACTACTACAAAGATGTTATTAACTCTCGTTCTGAATACATCTGGTGGATGGATCATCCTACTGCATTAACTTCAGTTGCTGGAACCAAAGATTTTGGCACAACATTAGCCAATGCTGCAGTATATAAGAGTTTGACTTCTGCTCAAACTGTTTCACTATCTGGTGGTACTGATGATTTTGCTGCAACAGACGCAGAATTAAATTCTGCTTATGCTCTATTCGCAAATGCAGAACTATATGATATTAGTTTGGTTCTTGCTGGTAAAGCATCTACTACAGTAGCAAATTACATTATCAGTAACATCTGCGAAACTCGTCTTGATTGCGTAGCCTTTGTTTCTCCACAAAACACTTCTACTGGTGATGTTATCATTGGTAGCACTTCAACTGAATCTACTGCTATGGTTGCTTACCGTAATGCTTTACCAAGCACTTCATACGCTGTCCTAGATTCTGGATACAAATACCAGTATGATCGTTATGCAGACAAATATCGTTATGTTCCACTAAATGCCGATGTTGCTGGTCTGTGTGCTCGTACTGATTACACTAATGATCCTTGGTTCTCTCCAGGTGGTCTAAATCGTGGACAAATTAAAAATGTTGTTCGTTTAGCGTTCAACCCTTCTAAGACTTTGAGAGACAATCTCTACAAAGCTGGTATTAACCCAGTGGTTACATTCCCAGGAGAAGGTACTGTTCTGTTCGGTGACAAAACTCTATTGGCTAAGCCAAGCGCATTTGATCGTATCAATGTGCGTCGTCTATTCATCGTTATGGAGAAAGCAATCGCAACAGCTGCTAAATTCCAGTTGTTCGAATTCAATGATGGTTTCACTCGTGCGCAATTCCGTAACTTAGTAGAGCCATTCCTCCGTGATGTACAAGGTCGTCGTGGTATTACTGATTTCGTTGTTAAGTGCGATGAGTCTAACAACACAGGTGAAGTTATTGATCGCAACGAGTTCGTTGCTGATATCTTCGTTAAACCAAATCGTTCTATCAACTTTATTACTCTTAACTTTGTTGCTGCTCGCTCTGCGATTAACTTCAGCGAAGTTGGTGCGTAATTTAAAGATAAATAAGAAAGAACAAGGAGAGAATTAAATGGCAAACATTGCTGATTTTAAAGCGCAGATGATTGGTGGTGGTGCTCGCCCTAATCAATTCCGTGTTGAATTAACATTCCCATCTTATGTTACTCTAGGTGTGGTAGCTGGACAGCGTGCACAATTTTTGTGTAAAGCTGCTCAGTTGCCTGCATCCACTATCGAGACTTTACCAGTCTTGTATCGTGGTCGCCCAGTTAACTTTGCTGGTGAACGAACATTCCAACCATGGACTGTGACGATTTACAACGACACCACATTTGGTATCCGTAATGCTCTAGAGCAGTGGCAATCAGGTATTCAGAATTATAATACTACTAATGGTCGTATTAATCCTACTGAGTATCAAGTTGACTTATCTGTTCACCAACTAGATCGTAATGGTGCAACTATTAAGTCTTACAAATTTGTTGATGCATTCCCGACAACAATTTCCGCAATCGGTTTAGATTACGAGCAACAAAATGCAATTGAACAGTTTGATGTAGAGTTCCAATACAACTTCTTTACTTCAAATACTGGTGCAGCATCTGGCTTTGGTGTCAATGTTTCTATTGATACTCCAGTTGGTAGCTTCCCACTTTAATAATTAACTGAAGGTTATTACATAATGCAGATTTTTGGATTTGAGATAAAACGCAAGGATGAGGAGCAATTACCAAGTGTAGTTCCTCCTAGTCCGAATGAGACTGGAGCAACCGTAGTAAACACTGGTGTAAATGCTGGTGGGTACTACGGTATGGTCATGGATCTCGAAGGTGTTATTAAGAACGAAAATGATTTGATCCGTCGCTACCGTGAAGTAGCACAGTATAGTGATTGTGATGGTGCGATTGAAGATATTGTTAATGAAGCCATTGTGGCTGATGAAACTCATAAATCCGTTGAGATTGTTCTTGACGAAGTTAAAGTATCAGACAATATTAAAACTAGAATTCGTGAAGAATTTGATAATGTACTCCGTATATTAAAGTTCGATGAAAGAGCGCATGAAACTTTCCGTGCATGGTATATTGACGGAAGGTTATATTATCAAATTCTTATCGATGAATCGAGAATGAAAGATGGTATCCAAGAATTAAGATACATCGATCCTCGTAAGATTCGTCGTATTAAGAATATTAAAAAGGAAAGAACACCACAAGGTGTTGAAGTTGTAAAAGAAGTAGAAGAATACTATCTTTATAACGACAAAGGGATTACAGAGCAAACAACACATGGTGTTAAATTGGCTCTTGATTCAGTGGTCTATGTCCCATCAGGTTATGTAGATCCAAATACTGGTATGGCAATGTCTTATCTTCATAAGGCAATTAAACCAGTAAATCAATTAAAGATGATCGAGGACTCCCTTGTCATCTATCGTATCAGCCGTGCGCCTGAACGAAGAATTTTTTATGTTGATGTGGGTAATTTACCTAAGTTGAAAGCAGAGCAGTATGTTACGGACATTATGAATAAGTTCCGTAACAAGATTGTTTATGATGCAACAACTGGCGAAACTCGTGACGATCGTAAACATCTTTCAATGATGGAAGATTTTTGGATGCCTCGTCGTGAAGGTGGTAAAGGTACTGAGATTACTACACTTCCAGGTGGACAAAATTTAGGTGAGATTCAAGATATTGAATACTTCCAAGGTAAATTATTTCATGCGTTAAATGTTCCAGCTAGCCGACTACAACAGTCTTCAGGTTTTAGTATTGGTCGTGCTCAAGAAATTACTCGTGATGAAGTTAAGTTTAATAAATTTATTATTAGACTTCGTAAGAAATTTAATGCATTGTTTAACCAAGCACTTCGTGTTCAGTTAATATGCAAAGGTATTATCCGTCCAGATGAATGGGATGATCTTCGTGTTGGAATTAAATACGATTACATCGAAGATAATAACTACGCTGAACTGCGTGACAGTGAAATTATGCAAGCCAGAATGGGCTTACTACAAATTGTAGACCCATTTGTTGGTAAGTATTATTCACAAGACTGGGTTAAGAAAAACATTCTTCGTTTGGATGATAAAGAAATTAAAGACATCCAGAAAGAAATGAATAAAGAACAAGACATTATGATTCAGCAAGCAACTGTTCAAGGAGAACTTCAACAGGCAATGCAGCAACCAGCGATGGATGCACAGGCTGAACAGCAACAACAAATGCAACAACAAGCTGCACAACCTCAGCAAGATCAAGGTGCTCAAGATCAAGAAGCTGATGCTGAAGCAGAACAAGATACACAACAGAGCAAAGGTAAAGTTACCAAATTAAAAACTGGTACTTGGCCAAATTAATAGGAGAATCTTATGAATGAAACAGTACAAAATTTAGTCCAAGCAATCAGAGCAGGTGATGCACTAGAAACAGAAAATGCATTTACAATGGCCATGCAAGAAAAGTTATCTGCTAAGTTAGATGACATGCGTCAGTCTGTTGCTCAAGGTATGTTCAATCAAGAAGTTGTTACTGAAGAATTAAGCGAAGCAACAGTACCATCCCTTGCACATTTAGCAGCTGATCATTATAATCATGTTAGTAGTAGTAGTGAGCATAACGATGAGGCTACTCCTAGACAACAAAGCTACCATAGAAGCAAAGCAAAAGAAATTCTTAAAAAAGTAGAACAACATCACGGTGCTGAAGCTGCAAAACATGTAAAAAGCCACTCAGAAGATGCAGTTGACCATGATAATATGAGTGCTGGTGGTTCACCTGGATCACATAAGGAATTTGCTGATAAGCATTTAGGTGGTAAAGGTTCACCACAACATAAAGAATACATAAAAAGATTAGATTACCATGGCTATGAAACTCGTCCTGATAGCGGTATGCATCACAACGATTAATAATGAAATATTCAGAATTTACAAAATCTTTAAAGCGATCTGATATCGTTGAGAGTATCAGATCTTATCTTCAGTTAATCGAAAGAACTGAAGAAGGAAAGGTTTTGATAAATGGTATTGAAACAGAATTTACAAGTTTAGAAGAAGCAAGACAATACATTAAACAAGACTACATTTCGCAACAATTAGAAGAACAAGTATCAAAAGACCTATACGAAGAACTATCAGAACATACAGTTGCTAATATTATTAAAGAATATCACGACATTAAAGTTACCGATACATTAATCGAAAATTATATCAAACTTGCTTCTTCTCACATGTTTAGTGTAGACCCAGTTGTTCAAGGCATTCGTTCTCTTAATAAACTGGACAGATTGGTTGAGGGTAAATTGCATTATGTTCTTAATGATGAGTCGATTGTAACTATTGACGAGCGTACTCAATTACGCCTAAATAACTTATTACATAAGCAAACAGAAATTATTGAGTATATGAGAGAGTCGAAAGAGAACTTCTTTCATGTGCTTACAAAATTAGAGGAACAATAAGATGGCAATGACTATCACAACCCTTAAAAATACAAACCAGGAAACTGTGATTCATTTCGCATCTTCTTTGGCAGAGTCTGGCACTATTACTATTGCCAACTTAACTGCTGGTACTCAAGCAAGAAATGCTGATACTCCTGCAGTCAATATAGTTAAGTGGCAAGTAACAGGTGAGTTGGCTTCAAAGGTTAATATTGTGCGCAATAGCAAAAATGTTATTTCTTGCGCACCTGAAAATGCTCCTTATGCAGAATTAAATGCGTGGGGTATTCCACTTTCTAATGATAACACTTTTGATATCGTTATTACTAATGCTGCTGCAAAAGATATTACTGGTATTTTAGTTCTCCGTAAAGTTGCTGGCTGGTCTACTAAAGTTGAAGACGCTACTTTTGGTGCTTACGATAACCCAGCAGTTGTAGGGAGTTAATCATGAGACTAATTAGAGAAGTTTTAGATACCACAAACCTTATTGTTGAGTCAAAACTCGGCAAAGGAAAAGAATATTTTATTGAAGGAATTTTTCTTCAATCTGAACTGAAGAATCGTAATGGTCGTATGTATCCAGAATCAATTATGGATAATGAAGTAGGTCGTTACATTAAAGAATCTGTCGACAAAAATCGTGCCTATGGCGAACTTGGTCATCCAGACACTCCTTCCATTAATTTGGATCGTGTATCTCACATGATTGTTAGTTTGCGCAAAGAAGGTACTAACTACATCGGCAAAGCAAAGATTCTAGAAACACCGATGGGACAAATTGCACGAGGTCTTTTAGATGGTGGTGCAAACCTTGGAGTTTCTAGCAGAGCACTTGGTTCCCTTCAAACAAATAACGAAGGTGTTCAAATTGTTCAAGACGATTTTATGCTGTCCACTGCAGCTGACATCGTTGCCGATCCGTCTGCTCCAGATGCGTTCGTAAGAGGTATTATGGAGTCAAAAGAGTGGGTCTTTGTTGATGGAAAGTTTGTGGAACAACATATTGAGGAAGCACAGCGTTCTATTCGCAAGGCTTCTTCACGCAATCTAGAGGAAGCGAAGATTATTGCTTTCCAAAGGTTTCTGAGTAAAATCAGATAAATTATAAATAATTTAATAGAACTATCCAGTTACAGGAGAAAACGATGTCAATCGAACAAAAAATCGCTGAAATTTTGGCTGAGTCTAAGAAACTAGACGAATTCAAAGTACACGGCACAGAAGGTGGTACAGATTCAGGTAAAGATGGAGCACAAGCAGGCAATCAAGCTGTTATTCGTGATGCATCAAACAATGTACCGAATGGTGGTGAAACACCTAACCCAGATAATTCTCGCAACAATGTTGATGACGAGAAAGAAGCTGAGGGTGGTACATCTAAGAAATCAAATCCTGCTACATCCAGCGCAGTTGCTGGTGACCAAGCAGTTATTCGTACAGGTACTAGCGTTAAAGAAGATGTTGACGCATTGATGGCTGGCGAAGAACTTTCTGAAGAGTTCCGTCAGAAAGCAGAAACTATTTTTGAAGCAGCAGTTCTTAATCGTGTTAAGAACGAAGTTGCTCGTATTGAAGAAGAATTCGAAAGCAAACTAGCGGAAGCTGTTGCGAAGAATACAGAGGGAATTGTTGAGCAAGTTGATGGATACCTCGGTTATATTGCCGAGCAGTGGATGACACAGAATGAAATTGCCCTAGAGCGTGGTATGAAATCAGATATTCTTGAAGGTTTCATTGGCGGTCTGAAGAATTTATTTGAAGAGCACTATATTGATATTCCTGAAGAGAAATTCGATGTGCTTGGTGAAATGGAATCTAAGATCGATGAATTGGAAGCAAAACTTAACGAACAAGTTGCAGCTAACATTGAACTAAGCAAGACTCTTGCTGAAAGCAATCGTGCTGAAATCGTTAAGACTGTAAGTGAAGGTTTGACTGATACAGAAACTGAAAAGTTTATGTCTCTTGTTGAAGAACTCTCTTATGAAGACCAAACTAGTTTTGAAACCAAAGTAAAGACTATTCGTGAAAATTATTTCACAACTAAAGGTTCTACAGAAATTAAGTCTGTAGTTACTGATGCTCCAGTGGAAGCATTGACTGAAGAAGTTTCTAAGAAATTAGATCCAGCTATGTCTGCTTATGCTGCTCAGCTTAACAAATTAAAATAAACAAGGAAATCCAAAATGCAATCTCGTCAAGATTTAGTAAAAAAATGGGCTCCGATTCTTGAGCACGAAAGTGCTCCAAAGATTCGTGACAACTATCGTAAAGAAGTAACTGCGGTTCTTCTAGAAAACCAAGAGCGTGAAATGGCTAAACAGCGTGAAGCGTTGTTTGAAGCTGCACCAGCTAACGCTGTTGGCTCTTATGGCGACACTGGCGGTTTCGCTAAGTTTGATCCAGTAATGATCAGCTTGGTTCGTCGTGCAATGCCACAAATGATCGCTTATGATGTTTGCGGTGTACAACCAATGACTCAACCAACTGGTCTAATCTTCGCAATGAAGTCTCGTTACAGCACTCAAGGTGGTGACGAAGCATTGTTCAACGAAGCTGATACAGACTTCTCTGGTACTGGTACTCACTCTGGTGCGTATGACTTTGCTGGTTCTGAAACTACTGGTTCTGGTCTAGCAACTGCCGATGGCGAGCGTCTAGGTCAAGGTGGTGTTGGTGATGGTTCTTTCGGTGCTATGGCTTTCTCTATCGAAAAGACTTCTGTAACTGCAAAGACTCGTGCTTTGAAGGCAGAATACTCTATCGAATTAGCACAAGACATGAAGTCTGTTCATGGTCTTGACGCTGAAGG